ACAAAATATTCATTCTTTTGTTCTGATACTTGGTGGGAACATAGTGTTGAAGTGCCAGCCGTTGAAGCAGACGAAAAAAATATCATTGAAGCACAAGATGCGTATACTCGGATAGATGACTATTACACAGCCGACGAAGCTCCCGACGGGTCAACACAAAAAACTAGTTTAGGCATCCGCTATCCAGAACTATTAGCCTTTATCGGTGCAGCGACAGAGCAACGTCTAACAAGCATTGAAGCTAGACTGACAGCATTAGAGGCATAGCATTGTAAAATTAACAAACTTGTGATAAAATAGAGGAACTATTATGATGACAGAAGAAGCAAAACAAGTAACAGATGTAGCTGCCGGAGGTGTTACTATCAGCGCATTTATGGCATGGATACCAGAAGCTACGGCTCTTCTGTCGTTAGTTTGGGTTTGTATTCGTATTTATGAAACAGATACAGTTAAAAAAATTATAGGAAATAAAGAAGATGGCTAGTACATATACATCCAGTACAAGATTAGAAAAACAAGGTGATGGTGAAAATGCTAACACTTGGGGTTTAAGATTAAACGAAAGAACCATTGATATGGTTGATGATGCTATTGCTGGTTATAGAACAATTGCTTTAACATCAGCAACAGAAAAAACATTAACAACAAATAATGGAACAGAAGATGAGGCAAGAAACTTTGGTTTAAAGTTTACAGGTAATTTTGATTCTCCTGTAAATGTTGTTATTCCTGCGCAAGAAAAAATTTATTTTGTACATAATGCAAATAGTGGTAGTGGCTCTGTTACTATGCAACCTGCAGGAGGTACTGCAACAACTGTTGCTGGTCCAAATAATAGTGCTGTACTAGGAACTAATGGTTCTACCATTAATGTTTTAGAAACAGTTACTTCTGTTGCTAATGCTACAGATGCTGTAAATGCTACTAAAGTAAGAGTTGAGCCTACAAGTACTGATAGTAATTTTAGAATTTTATTTAGTGGCACTACTAATGCTATTGTAACAGCTGGGAATGTAAAGAAAAATGGTAATGATGGAGCATTACATTGGAATCCCTCTACAAATTTATTAACTGCAACTAATGTAAGAAGTAGCGGTGAGATTCGTGCAGCTGATGTTAGTGCTACTGGTACACTTGTTGTTGGTGGTACTAGCACTTTAAAAAATGTTAACTGTAGTGTTGTTGTAGCTACAGGAGATGTTACAGCTTTTTCTGATGAAAAACTTAAATCTAAAATTAAAACATTAGATGGAACTAGAGCATTTGAAATGCGTGGTGTGTCTTATGAAAAAGACGGTCAACAAGGTTCAGGTGTTATTGCTCAAGAACTAGAAAAAATTGCTCCAGAACTCGTTAATAATAGTGGAGAATATAAATCTGTTGCATATGGTAATATTGTAGGATATTTAATTGAAGCAGTTAAACATCTTAAAGAAGAAGTAGAAGAATTAAAAGGTAAGGTAGATGGCTCTTCCTAGTTCAGGAACATTAAAAATTTCAGATATTGCAGGTGAGTTTGGCGGCTCTACACCACACGCATTAAGTGAATATTATAGAGGTGGTGGTCTTGTTCCAGATGTTACACAAAATGCATCTGTTCCTACTAGCGGTACAATAAAGATAACAGATTTTTATGGTGCAGTAAACTACACTCCTTTATCTATATTGGGCAGTGAAAATTGGCTTCAGGGCAGCACTTCTAGTACATCCTCCTCTCAAAGTGTAACCTTACCTTCGGGTACAAAATCTGTTATTATGTTAGGTAATATTGGAACTAACGCTAATAGAAACACTCTTCACACAACAGCTACTTTAGGAACTGTTAGTTTAACTGAAGTAATTTCTCAAAATAACACTCCATCTGAGTATACTTTTGATTCAATTATATATGCAGCAAATGTTGGAGATTTAACAGGAAGTCAGACAGCCACATTTAACTATAGTGGCTCACAACAAGTTTATGGTTCTGGTCACGTAGTTATTTATCTTAGTAAAGCATTTAATAGTCTTGCAGCCTCAGATAGTGATAGCACTGCTACAACATCAAGTCCTGCAACTCTTACATTAAATAAATTTGGAGAAGGAATACAAGTAGGTGCAGCTACAGTTAGAAATTCAGGTGTTGGAATGACTAATATGGATACTGTGGTAAACATGGCTTCACCATCATCTAGTAGAAATTATTTATTTGGTTTTGGTATAAGTTCAGGTTCTTATAATGTATCTAGTAGTTTGTCTACAGCTGCTACTAAAATGCAAAATGATTTTGGTGAAACATTCGTTGCTGCAACTTTTGCACCAACAAAATTCGATGAAAACTAAAAGGTATTTTTATGGCATCACAACTAGTAAAATTAGATTTTGCTCCCGGCTTTCACAGAGAATCTACTCAATACTCTGAGGAAGGCAAGTGGTATGATGGAAACCGTGTTCGTTTTCGACAAGGTAAACCAGAAAATTTAAGAGGCTATGAAAAATTTAGTGATACGGATGTTAATGGATTAGCTCGTGATATTCTTACATGGACGGATAATAACTCAAGACCTTATATAGCTTTAGGAACAAATCAACAATTATATGTAGTTCAAAATGAAACATTTTATGATGTTACTCCTGTTACTTTTGCTGTAAGTGTTAGTGGAAACTTTGAAACATTTACAGCTACTGGTCAAGCTGCTACAGTTGAAGTTAGTATAAATGGTATGCCAACTGTAGAAGTAGGTCAAAGAATTGAGTTTATAGGTGTAGATACATTTTCTGGTGTTTCTGTTAATGGAATAAAAACTATTGTAGCTGTATCAGGAACTTCACATTTTACTGTATCTACAACAAACAATACTTCTGCTACTGGTGCTGCCTCTAATCAAGGGTCAACAGGAAGCATAAATATTTTATTACGTCCAGAGGCAACTGATGATATTCAAGGTTTAGGTTGGGGAGCAGGAACATATCAAACGGGAGAGACAGGCTCAACTACAGTTAGTATAGGTTCTGCTTTAGTTAATACTGTAACAAAATTGACTAATAAAATTCAAGTTAATGTAGTGACAGCAACAAGAGATGCGGTTACTACAAGTGTAACTGGTATACTTATAGATTCAACAGATGACACAAATATTAATGGTCCATATACTGTAGCTCAAGTATCTTCTCATACAGTAAGTTTATCAGGAATTAACACTGATGTTATACGTTTTACGGTATCTACAACAGAAGATGTAGGTTCGGGAGCTGTTGGTGCAGGTGGAACAATAACTCTTTTAAATGGTCAAAGCACAGATAGAGCTTGGAATGAAGCTGCAACTGAATCAGCTATTACTTTTTTAGCTAATCAATGGTCACTAGATACTTGGGGAGAAGATTTATTAGCATTAAGAAGAGGTGATAGAATAGTATATATGGACAATGATGTTTCTGTTGTTCCAACAAGAGCAGTTGAAGTAACATCAGCACCTTTAGCTAATACATTTCTTGTATCACCAAATGATAGACATGTTATATGTTATGGAAGTGAGCCATTTGCAGTATCTGGAATTGATAACATGACTGTAAGATGGTCAAGTCAAGAAGCATTTGATGAATGGAGTCCTATTCCTGTAAGCTCAAACTCAGGTGAAGTTGTTTTAACAGAAGGCTCTCGTATCATAGGAGCAACTCGTTCAAGAAATGCTATTAATATATGGACAGATAAAGCTATGTATACACAGCAATTTATTGGTCCTCCTTTTACATTTAGTTTCACACAGGTTGGTTCTAACTGTGGATTGATTGGACCACATGCAGCTATTGACTATGATGGTATTTCTTACTGGATGGGGCAAAATAATTTCTTTGCTTTTGATGGTCGTGTTCAAACAATGCCATGTACTATAAGAAGAAAATTATTTGAAGATTTTAACACAACGAACCAAGAGAAAGTTTATGCAGGTATTAATTCAGAATTTAAAGAAATCATTTGGCTCTATCCCTTGGCAGCTAGTTCAGAGCCTAATGCGTATGTAATTTATAATACAGAAGAACGTACATGGGTTTATGGCAAGTTGTTTGAAAATGGTATTGTAACTACTTTCCAAGATAGAAACGTATACGACAATACATTAATGACAGGTAGAACAACTGAATCTGGTGATAATTATATTTGGAATAATGAACCAGAAGGTACTTACAGAGGCGATGGTCAACAACTGGTATCTTTTTTAGAATCAGCTGAGTTTGATTTAGATACAGGTAAACAACTTATGTTTATAGATAAACTTATTCCAGATTATTCTTTTGATTCTGGAGAGCAAGTAAACTTTTTTGTAAATGTAAAGGATTATCCTAGTGGTACAGTACAAGAAAAAGGTCCATTTGTATTCAACCAAAATACAACTAAAGTTAATTTAAGGGCTAGAGGACGGTCTGCTACTGTAAAGGTATCTGGAACTAATGACGGAAGCTGGCGTTGGGGTAGTGTTAGAATGTCTATGCAACCTGACGGAGAAAGATAGATGGCTAATTACCCTAGATTTTCTGGATACCTTTCTCCTCAAACGGTAATAGAACTTTACGAAAGTTTAAAAAGTTGGAGTAATGAATTTAGTCGTGAACTAGATTTAAGAGATTCTCAAGTAGACGGAAGACCAGCTACAAAAGTTTTAACAGTAGTAACTGTTACTGATATTCCTAATCCTAAGAATGGAAATGTAGTTTTTGCTGTTAGTGCTGAAAAGTATAAAGGTTATGTAGAAGGGACAGGCTGGGTAAACTTTCATTAGAGGCTGGTATATTTCAATAATATATTGTATAATAAGATAATTAACAAGGAAAAATAGTATGGCTTATGGACAAAATATGAATGCACCAATGTCAGGTCTGATGGGACTTGCTGCTATGAAAGGACGTATGGGTGATAATACGTTAGTGCATGTCAATCCTATGGAACTTAAAACATTGGATGCACTAGCAGGACCGGGAGGTTTAACACAGAATCCTGTTACTGGTTTGCCAGAAGCTTTTAAAATTAAAGATTTACTTCCTGTTCTTCTTGGTGTTGCTGCTCCATTTGCTCCATTACTTGTCGGAGGCTCTGCTCTTACAGGATTAGGTGCAGCTGCTGCTGCTGGTGCTGGTAGTGCTGCTGGTACAGCTTTAACTGGTGGTAATAGAGAAGAAATATTAATGTCTGGTCTTGCTAGTGGATTAACTGCTGGTCTAACAGGAGGAACAGCAAAAGCTGGAGAAAAAGCTGTATTAGAAGCTACTAAAGAAGGTACACTTAAAGCAGGAGCAGAAGGAATTGGTCAAACATTAGGTAGCAAAATAGGAGGCACTGCATTAGGAAGTGGAACAGGAGAGGTAGCAAAAGCATTGGGAACTCAAACATTTGCAGATACCGCTTCAGCAATTGGAGCAGAACAAATTGCTCAAAAAGCTATTGGCGACCAGCTTATAAAAAGAGGTGCTGCTACAGGATTAGCTGCAGCCGCAACAACTCCTGCTCTTTATGAAATTCCTGAAACTAAAACTAAAGAGTATAAACTACCGGACACACTCCCATATATAAAAAGAGAACAAGTAGCTTCAAAAGAAGATATAGATGAATTTATTAGAAAAGGAGGAGCTACACCTCAATTCTTTAATTATTCACCTGTACAGATTCCTACTCAAATGGTTAGAGAGGGAGGAGACTTAGGAGAAGCACCAGTAACTTATATGGCAACAGGCGGTGATACAAGTGGTGCAGGAATGTTTACAGGAATGGTAGAAGCACCGCAAGGTGATGGCATGTCAGACAATGTATCCTTTAAAGTTGTAGGCGACCCACAGATTAAACAAGCAATGTTAAGTCCTGATGAATATGTTATGGACGCATTTACAGTAGCAGCATTAGGCAATGGTTCTTCTGATGCTGGCGCAGAAAAATTAGATGAATTTAGAAAAGCTTTGAGAGAGAAAGTATATGGTAAGGAGGCGCAGCCCAAACAGGTTGATGGGGCTAAAGAACTTAGCCGACTTACTTAATGGCAAAAGAATATTTTCAAATACCACATACTGATATAGATAAGCATTGGAAACTCTTTGCTTTACTAGTTCAGAAAGCTATAGACAAATCAGATAATAATGACTATAGCGTATTTGGAACATACCATAGATTAAAATTAAATCAATGGCAACTATTTTGTGTATTAGAAGATAACGAATTAAATTCTATTTTTATTACAAGTGTTACACCTTTTGATTTAAATTGTTATTTACATATATGTGTAACAACAGCAATGGAAGGTAAAAAACTAGACTATCAGTATATGTTAGATTGTTATAAAGAAATTGCTATAAAATTTAACTGTAATAAAATTAGTGCTATGGGTAGAAAAGGTTGGAAGAGAATAATGCCTGAGTATGGATGTAAAGAACAAACACTGTTTACTATAACGATGGAATAAAATTATGATTATAGAAAAAAATAAAAATACTTTTGAAGATTTGTTAGGGTTAGAAATAGAAACAGAGGATAAGTTTCTTAATAAAAAACTTAACTCTAATGTTTGTTATTTAGGTGGTGGCGGCGGCGGTGGTCAAAAACAACAAGATATTGCCCCTACTTTAAGACCTTTTGTAACTGATGTTCTTGAAAGAGCAAAAGCAGAATTTACTCAGGATGAACTAGCTCAGTTTCCGGGTGAACGTGTTGTAGGTTTTTCTGATGATGAGTTAGCTGCTCAAGAAGGAATTTTAGGTTTAGTTGACAGAGGTATTAGTTCAGATAAAAGACTATCTTCAGCTGACACATACTATGACCCTGCACTTGGTTTATTAAGAAAGTCAGGAAGATATACTGACAAAGGTGCTTCAGAAATAACAGCAGATGAAATTCAAAGTCGTATGAATCCTTATACGCAAGCTGTTTTAGATATTGCTAAAAGAAAAGCGGCTGATGAAGGAGCATTATATAGACAACAACTAGCATCACAAGCTGCTAGAACAGGTGGCTTTGGTGGTTCTCGTCAAGCTATTCTTGAAGCTAAAGCAGCATCTGACCTTGGTGGTAGGCTTTCTGAAATACAAACAAAAGGACTAGAAGCTGCATATAACGATGCTATTCGTGCAGCAGAAGCAGCCCGTGGTAGACAGTTTCAAGCGGCTCAAGGTTTAGGCGCACTGTCTGGTCAGTTTGGAAATCTTGGGCAACAAGCTCTTGGTCAGGCTTATCGTGAACAAGGCTATCGTTCTGGTGTAGGCGAAGCTCAACGAGGATTGGAGCAACAAAGAGCAGATATAGCTTATCAAACTTTTGTTGAGGGAAGAGATTTTCCTGCTAGACAACTTGAAAGATATGCAGGTATTGCATTTGGTGTTCCACAAGGTTATCTTCAACAGCCCGGTCCAGCTAGTCCTTCTGCTTTCCAACAGTTTGCTGGTGGTGTTACTACTGTAGGTGGTCTTGGTCGTGGACTTGGTTTCTTTAATCAAGGTGGTAATATAGGTAATACAGGTTTAACTGGTGCTATTCAAGCTTTATCAGGTGGTCAAATACAAGCACTATTGGAACAAAAGAAACAATTAGAGGCTGAAATAAAAGCACTAAAGCCCGGTCCAAGAGGCGGGACAAACCCTGCTTCAGTGCCATTAAGAAACCAACTAGATAAAATTAATGCTACACTACAAGCAGAAAGTCAAAACTTAGCTAAACCTCCTCCAACAGGAGGTCGCCCCTCGCCATCCGGTTCATCAAATATAAAACCTGCTCCGTTTCAGTTGCCTCCTTCTGGATTAGTTCAAACTAGTGGTAGTGGTAAACAACCGCCTCCCAAGAGTCAACAACCGCCACAATTATCGCCATATGAAGCTACTATTCAAGATTTAGGTGAACGTTTTGGAGGATTAGGAACAACCGAAGCACAGAAACAAGGTCTTGCAGCATATGCAGAGCTTGCTAAACTTATTGGTGAGGATAAATTTGATAAAGAAGCTAGAGAAGCAGAAATACAGGAACAAATAGAAGCTGCTCGTTCACAAGGTGGTTTTGATATAGCTGCATTAGGTGTTGAAATTATGTCAAAACCTCTTGCAGAAATTGATAATGATTTAATTAGAAACTTAGGCACATCTAAAAAAGAAATAGCTGCGCTTAAAGCTGAAATTAATAAACTACCTGCCGAAGAAAGAGCGCAAGGTATTAAAAATGCTCTAACAAAAATTACTGCACTTGGTAGTATTTCAGATTTAATACCAGATGTTTTAGAGGCTCCTGATGCAAGTGGTTCAGTTTTGTTAAATGCAATTGAACTAGCATCACAAGGCATGGGAAAAAGTTTCTCGCAAAATCAATTAGAAAATGCAGGAATAAGAGTAGGTAAACTTGCTACAGATGTATTAGAAGATATTGATGCACTTCAAATTAAAGATGAGAATACTCGTAATCAAGCTTACGTTGAAGCATTAGCTCAAAAACTTAGAGATGAGATGAGAAAAAAAGGTTTGTTGGGTAATGTAGTTGCTGGTGGTGGCAGCGGTACTGGCACTGGTGGTAGCGGTGGTACTGGTAGTAATCAAGGTAAGTTTATCCCACCTCCTACTACTCCGTAGTAAAATGTAAAAGGTTTATAAATGGTAGTAAGCTATAGGTCACAGACATTTCAAGATGCTTTTAAAGAAGCTGAAGATTTAATAGAGCTTGGTAATATTGCATCACAAGATGATATGGAAGATTTTGTAAAGTCTAAAGGGATGGACTTGCAAGATTATACTGACGCTTATTATAAATTTGAAGATGCTAAAAAAGCAGGTGAAACAGATTTTAGAGCTATAGGAGATTTTACACCTGTTGCTGCTCCTATACGTACAGTAGGTAGATTTGTAGGTGAGGTTGGTGAAGGTGTAGGTACTTTAGCAGATTTAGTTACTGGAGGATATGCGTCAGATGTAGGAGAAACTGTAGCTGAGTTATTGCCTGAAAGTCTTCAAGAGTTTGGTAATGAAATATTTGACCCATATCATGGTGATAGCTATTTAGGAGCAGCAGAAGACATTACAGGCACTATTGGTTCTTATATTGCAGGTGGTGGCTTACTTCTTAAAGGAGCAAGTCTAGGGGCAAAAACTGTTCGAGGTTTGACTAGTGCTAAAAAAGTTACAAAGCCGGGAAGTAAATCTTTAATAACACAAAAATATAAAAACCTAAATAGAGAGGCTAGACGAAAAGCTGTTTCTAAAGCTAGGTCAAAACAAAAAGTAGCTGAAGCAGGAAAAAAAGGTGTTGCTCTGGCAGGAGCTACTACTCTTATAGACAGACCTGAAGACGGTATTGTTAATATGCTAGTAGATATGTTCCCAGAATCTACAGAGTATCTTGAGAGATTGTATGTTAATCCTGATGACAGCGAAGCTGAAGCTCTTCTTAAATCTTTTATAGGTAATCTTGGGATTGCTGTTCCTTTTGGAATGTTTACTTTAGCAGCAGCTTATAAAAAACCTATAGCCGCTGCTGCATCTACTGGATTTAAACCTATAAAAGAGGCTGTAAAAGAATTACCTTACTTAAATAGACTACCTAGTTTAGGTGCTTACTTTAGTTCACGTTTAGGAACTGATGATACTATGCTTTCTCTTTTAGTTAAAGTTTCAAAAGGGACTGAAGCAGGTATTATACGTGCTGAAGGTTTAGCAGCTGATTTAGGCAGAGTTGCTCGTGAAGAGTATGGTGGTAAAAGTATTCCTAATAAAATAATGGATAAAGCTCTTAAAGGAGACACTGCTGCTTTAAACTCTTTAAAGCCTAAAACAAAAAAAATTATTTCTGAAATGCGTGACAACATTGATTCTTTAAGTAAAGAAGCTCGTTCAAATGGAATTAAAGGTAAGTTTGGTGCTACTATTGATAAAGGTTTAGGAACTTATGTAACACGTAGTTACGATTTTTTTGATGATGCTTCTTTTAAAAAAGATATATTAGGAAAGTTTAAATCTTTTGTTAAGGATGGTAAAGATGACCAAGGAGTGTTTGGTGCAGCCTTAAATGATATTGTTAAAATGACAGGTCAGTCCTCTGATGAAGCTCTTATAACTCTTAGAAAAATGTTACGTGCTGAGTCCGATGATGCTATGGCTGAAAGTTTAGAAAACATTACTAAGTTTGGAAACTTTACTACTGTTAAAAGTGGACGAGAGCGTAGCGAACTTCTTACAGAGTCTGGTAATATAAGAGCATTGTTAGGTGAGGTCAAAGACCCTTTTAAAAATTATGTCAAAACTGTAGGTAATTTATCACGTATTACTGCAGAACAAAAGTTCTTAGCAGGTACGGCTAAACATCTAAAGAGTAAGTTTGGCAATGAAACTGTTGAGGGTTTGTCTGACCTTACTCAAGTAGGAAGTAATAGATTATCTAAAATATTTGGGGCTAAAACGGGGTCAGTAACTAATCCTCTTGAAAATGTTTATGCTACTAAGGCTTATAAAAATGCTATTGAAGAGGGATTAAATGTAATTCAATCTGATTCTTTTTTAGGTCAAGCATTTGCTAAATCAAAGGGTGTATCTCAAGCAATGAAAACAATTGCTAATCCTTCTACACATGGTAGAAATATATTGGGTAATGCTATTCTTATGGCTGCTAATGGTATGATTCCTTTTATAGGAAAAGGAGGTATGAAAAGTTTAAAAACTACTTTTAATATGTTAGCAAATAAAACTAATAAAGAACTAGGTGAAAGGCTTGCTGAGTATACTGAGTTAGGTATTATTGGTAGTGGTGTTCAACAAAATGTTATTAAGAATAATTTAAAGAAATATGCCAAAGACCCTGATGCAGCTTTGTTGTCTAGTATTTCAAAAGATGAGAATAAAGTATTAGGAGCAGCTAAAGTTATACCTAAAAAAGTTACCGAACTTTATCAAGCTGAAGATGATATTTTTAAAATTGCTCACTATGAAAAAACTTTAGCTGCATTAAAGAAAAGTCCTAAATATAAAGACCAGCCTATTGAAGTGATTAAAGATGCTGCTGCTCAACGAACACGGGACATGATGCCTAATTATAATTTAGTTCCTAAAGCATTTAAAAATTTACGTGCTATGCCTGTAGGTGACTTTATGGCTTTCCCTGCAGAAATGACTCGTGTTACTAAAAATTTAGTTAAGTATAGTGTGCAAGACCTTGCCAGTGGTGATGCTACTCTTATGAAAGAAGGGGCAAAGCGTTTAGCTGGCTTTACCACTATGGGTTATGCTCCATTATACTTCTCAGAAAAATCAAGAATTGCTAATGGTATAACTGATGACCAAGCAGAAGCGTTAGAAAATATAGGTAAAGATTGGGAGTTTAATCAAGATAAAATTTATTTATCTCCTATTACTAAAGATAAAAATAATCATCTAGGTGTTAAGTATTTTAATTTAGGTCCGATTGACCCCTTTAGTTATTTAAAAACAGGCGCACAAACAGCACATGCTTTAATTGCTAATGGTATTATGGATGATGATGCTATTGCATATGAAACAGATAAGTTAGCACTAAGTACACTTGACCAAGTGTTTGGTCCTTTCTTAGCACCTTCTATGGTTACTGAAGCTTTAGTCACAGCGATTGCCCCCGGTCAGTATGGGGATAGCTTAGTTGAAGGAGCGTTAAATGATGGACTAGCAGACAGACTAGCACCTCTTGCTAAAACATTTACACCGGGATTTGTAGATTATATTATAAGAAGAAATGATTTTTATGAAAGTCAGGCTAAACAAGAAGGTATAGGTAGAGAAGCACTTAAAAAATTTGGAGCTACTTACAAAGAATATGAAATAGACATGCCATCAGCAATGGGTCTTAAAAGAGATTACTTAGATATTACTGCTGGTCTAGCTTTTAATGTAGCACCTATTGTTAAAGAAGCTAAAAATTCTATAGGTAAATTTAGAAGCACTTTAATGAAAGACCCTAATCTAAATGACCCTGATGAACTTACGATGATGTACTACGATTCACAGAAAAAAAAGTTTGAAACAATGCAACGTCTAAATAGTATTATCCAAGACTATAGAACAATTTTTGGGGAAAGAGATTTTTACGAAGAATTTGATAATGGTTTAACTACTGGCAGGAGGATGCCTAAAGACGAGGGAACTTATGCAATAATAAACCAAGCTAATGAAAATAAATTTAGCCCTGACCCTATACCTTTTGGAGATTACTTAGATGTTACTAGACCAAATTTAGATTTTAGAACATTAGAAAAACTAAGAAGAGATATGATAGGTCTTTCTTTAATGCCTACAGAATAAAGGATTTAACATGGAGTATAACAAGGAGAAACTAATTGACCTTATCATCTATCACGAAGGGTTGGAACTTAAACCTTACAGATGTACGGCTGGGCATCTCACGATTGGAATTGGGCGTAATCTTGATGACCGTGGTATTACTGAAGACGAAGCCCGTTTTCTATGTGAGAACGATATTGAGATTGTTGAGCGAGAGCTTGTTAGAAAGTTTCCTTTTGTTGTGGGGCTTAGTGAGGTACGCATTAGGGTTCTTCTTGATATGGCTTTTAATCTTGGGATACCTCGTCTATCTGCCTTTTCAAATATGTGGGGAGCTTTGGAAGATGGAGACTACAAAAAAGCAGCGATGGAAATGCTCGACTCAAGATGGGCAAGCCAAGTCAAACGAAGAGCCTACAAGCTTGCACAAATGATGGAAACAGGAGAAGACGAATAATGTTACAAGGAATATTAGGACCAATCGCAGGACTAGCTGGTACATGGCTAAAGGGCAAACAAATGAAAGCCCAAGCAAAGCAAAAGCTAGAGCTTGCAAAGCTAGAAGGCGCAGCTAAACGTGCAGCTAGTGACTCAGCTTGGGAAGAGAAGGCTATGACTGCTTCACAGGACTCGTGGAAAGACGAGTTGTGGACGGTTTTTTTCGTGTCTATGCTATGTGCCTGTTTCTATCCACCAGCACAGCCGTATATAGCAGAAGGTTTTAGGTTTTTAAGAGAGGATTGTCCAGAGTGGTTAAGCTGGGGAATCCTCGTATCAATAGGCGCAAGCTTTGGTGTCAAGTCAATAGGCGCATTTAAAAGATAGGAGAAGAAAATGGGTCAAGGAATAATACCTCAATCAACGATGCAAGCAGCACAAATGGCTGCTCCTCAACAACCAATGAATACTACGCCTGATGTTGCAGGTGTTCTTTCTGGTAATTATAATAACTTAGCTCCTCCTCCTGCTCCGTTTATGGGTGCTGCCCCTATACCAAATGCTCCTACACCTGCTCAACCTGTTGGTAGTTTTGGGGATTTTTTACAAGCAAGAAATGAAGCGATGGGAACACCGCCAGTTACTGAAAGATTTGGAGGACAATCTCCTACGGGCGTAACAAATCAAGAAGAGTCATCAATACGAGATGCTATGGCTAAATTTGCTGAATCTGTGCGTAATAGACCTCCACAAATGGCTGCAGAAAATACTGCTCCTACATTAAGTCCAGAAGATATGGAGCAGCGTAGACAAAAAATGATGACAGCAATGCAACAAGCACAGCTTGGGCAAACAGCTTTTAGTTCTCCTGACCAATCAGGATTACAGGGAATATTTAGACCACCTGCTCCTCCGCAACGACTTAATCAGGGTGTTCTTTCAACAATGGGTAGTTTTGGATTTACTGGTCAAGCAGCACCTAGACCTAAAAGGTTTGGTATATAACTTTACAAAGCTGCTTCAATCATTTCTTGAATCATAGTTTCAAAACTATATTGAGGTTTCCAACCAAGAACTTCTCTTGCTTTTGTTGAATCTCCTACAAGTTGGTCAACTTCTGAAGGGCGATAGAAGTCAGGATTGATGTCAACAATAACATTGTTGTAATCATCATAGCCTTTTTCGTCTACCCCTTCTCCCTTCCATCTAATGTCTATAAAATCTACAACTTTAAAACAGTATTCAACTAGCTCTCTTACTGTATGCATTTCTCCCGTGGCTAAAACATAATCATCCCCGTGGTCGTGTTGAACCATGCGATACATTCCATCAACGTAATCCTTTGCATGACCCCAATCACGTTTAGCTTCTAGGTTGCCAAGACTAATCCTATCTTTTCTATTAGCTACTACATCTACTACACCCTTAACAATCTTCTGTGTAACAAACTCATCACCACGCCAAGGTGATTCGTGATTAAACAATATACCATTAGAGCCGTGTAGACCATAGGCTTCACGATAGTTCTTAACTGTCCAATAAGAGAACAACTTAGCAACACCATAAGGTGAGCGAGGATAGAAGGGTGTTGTTTCTGTTTGTGGTATTTCTTGTACTTTGCCGTACAGTTCAGAGGTAGATGCTTGGTAGAAGCGTGTTGTCTCTAACATGTCTAGTGTACGCATACATTCTAGCAGTCTGAGAGTGCCTAAACCATCAACATCGGCTGTGTATTCTGGTATATCAAAGGACACACGGACATGTGACTGTGCGCCTAAGTTATATACCTCGTCAAATTGATAGGTTGCGAACAGCTTCATAAGACATCCTGTGTCTGTCAAATCGCCATAATGTAGGTGAAGGTTAGGATGATTTAGAATATGCTCTATACGCCTCATATTTGCCCCAGCAGAGCGTCTTCTCAATGCATGTACATCATACCCTCTATCTATTAAAAGCTCTGCTAGGTAGCCCCCATCTTGTCCTGTGATGCCTGTTAAAAATGCAGTCTTATTTGTCTTTATCTTCATTAATCCATGCCTGTATTTGTTTTCTAAATGAGCGTACATCATATAACAGCCAGCATAGAGGCACGAGACACAAGGCTAGTAGTATAATTTCAATCTTCATCTTCTAATTCCTCGTCTTGAAAATCTTCTGGAAAGGTTTCCATAAGTAACTCGTAAATTTTTTCTTTTCCGATAACCTGCATTGCTCCTCGTATCTCTCCTTCAAGAGAATCAATGTCATCTGAGCTTTCATCCTCGGCGTTATTACCCCTAACTCTTGACAATAGTTCAAGTGCTTTAAGCGCAGTCTGCCCGTGTCCTTGAGACTTGGCTGCTTCATATTGTTTCTCCAGTTCCTCAATGACATCAACGTCCGTAGTAAATTCACCTTCTAACTCCTTAATTCTTTCCTTGACATCCTCACGTTGTAGTAAGTTGTATCCTTGATTGTAAGCAGAGCGTTCACTATATCCTGCTGCCTCTGCTGATTTAGTAGCATTACGACTAACAACATAATGCTGACAAAACTTTTCCTGTTTCTCTTTTAGTTCTGGCATTGAGCCTCCACAAAAGTTTTATAATTATTTTTGTAGAAGGATTGCTCCCATATCTGTGCAACCAAACTATTTTTACCGTAATATTTAAGATTTAGTTGGAGTTCTTTTTCTTCCCACATTCTTTCTAGGTCTTGGGCTAAAGCTAACAATTCACCAGTTGTGTAAAACTTTTTATCACCTGTTTCTACATGAATGTATTTAGGATTACCTGCTTCATCTTTTAATTCTTTTTGCTCTTCTGTCACATCTGATACGCTGCAATCAAAACCAAACAAATGAATATTGTGATAGCCTAGAGTATCTAACATACCTATTGTTCTTGTTGCTGCTGCTGTTCCACCAGATATTAAAACTGCCCCGTCTTTTATGCCTATGTTTTTATCAATGACTACTTTATCTTTAATTGATTGGTCTCTAATAGCTTCTGTAAAAGCATGGAAGCCTACTATCTTATCTGTTTTACTCATAATGTGGCGAGTAACAGAAGGGTCTGTCATTGATGCGATATAGAATGTTGTCTCCTCTGGTATAGTTTCAAACAGTTCAGTTCTTTTTATACCATGTGTGCTTACACCTTCAATAGAACGGGGGTCAAGAACAAGACAGGCATCAGGAGTAATACCTTGTTCTATAAGTTTAGGTAAAGCATGTTTAACACACCAGATTTTTGCGTTGTGTTTTTTCTTTACACGTTTTAAACTTTTAAAATCTATTGTACCTCCTGATACAACAGCTACGTGGTCATCAGTGGGCTTGTATTTTTTTACTAAATCATAGTTACTAATTAGTTCTAAGTTTTCTTTTATGTTATTCATAATGTAATCACTAGGAACACAGTCTTTAGGTTTAATAATTATTGGTGTTTTAATTAATTCTTTTGGAAGTTCTTTTGTTTCTTTTTTAAGAAGGACACCAAGATGTACGTTAGAGCCAAAGGCTGTCATGTCACTAGAAGGTAGAACATATTTATTTCTGTCTTCAGCCTCGTTAATTGTTTTGATAATACCTGAGTGTTCTTCAGGGACTTCTTTGTCCTTTTCTTGGAAGCTATAGTAATCATCAAATACAACTACAGGCACTTGTCTAAGATGCTTGTAATCGCTAGACACTGTATCATAGGAATGACCGCCATCAATGTATGCAAGGTCTACATCATTGAATTGATGTGAATCCATAGTCTTTTTTGTATCACCTTTATACAGAGTAAATGTAAATCCTTTTCCATTCTCTTTCATCTTTTGAGAGAACTGTCTTAGCCTATTACTGACTGCATTATATGTGTTATGTTGTTTAATATTTAATTCAATCCTGTCTGTCTCTTCAGTGGCATCTTCAAACAAATCAAAGCCACGATAATGTACAGTGTCTACATTCTCGAAAGCAGCTAGAGCCATTTCGATAGCCCTACCACCATTCCAAGTTCCTGTTTCAACAATAGAGAAAGAGGACAGTCCGTCGCTGTAATATCGAACTATGTCTGCCAGTTGCTTGTATCTTTTTGGTCCTTGAATATCTTTAGATACTGTGTCTAACTTAGGCTTATCGTATTTTAGATTTCCTTTGTTATGTATAAAGTAATCTTTTAGAGCAGAGTTTTCAAAGACTGCTAGTCCACGAACACCTTCTGATAGGTTGTGTGTTTTAGTTCCATGTGCTTTGTATATATTTAGCAAGCGTTCAAACACAAAAGAGTCTGTCCATTCACGATAGGCTAGTACCTCATTTGTGTCGTATGCACCTCTAATATCTACGAGCATAGACACTGCGTTATGCATAGCCATATTCCAACCAACAAAACCTGTTTCACTATAGTCAATATCAACACGCCCAAGGTGAACTATGTCACTATCATCGGGTAATATTTTAGCAGCATCCTCTGCTGTAAACTTTGTAGTTGTAATTGTGTCTGCATCCAACCAAACTAACCAGCCTGTGTTTTCTTGGTCTATAAGCTCGTAGGCTAGGTCAGTGTAAGCGTACACTTTGTGACAGAATCTTACGGCATCCATCCGATAGTTGTAGGGTGCTTCTGCATAACGTCCGTTTTTATCTTTGTTGCGAGTTATAAAGTCTTGTCTAGCTTTTAGTTTATCTAAGTCTCTGTACTCAATAAAGCTTGCCTCTGGTGCGTCTGGTTTTTCAGAACCAAATCCATCATAGTATACAACCAATCTAAGGTCATCTGGCTTCCAGTTATCTACAACTGACTCTAGCATTTGCTTTGCATACAAATCAAAATGCTCTTTGTTAAAAGCTGTTACAAAATTATATTTACTCATCCAAGCGACTCCATTAATTTTTCTGTATATATTTTATCTTGGAATAGTTTCCACTCAAAGGAATACTCCTCGTCTATTTTTCTTTTAGCTTTCCATTTGTCAAACCAAGGGCCACCTGTGGTAAAATGTACGTTCTTTGCTTCTATATTTACAGGGCTGTGTCCATCAAGCCAGTTCCATTCTTCATGTATATCGCCTATCTCATCATCCTCTAGCCAAGACAATCTGTGTAGCCAACCACCAGACATTAAGTTAACGTCATCAACAGTCAACATCTTTGTTTTTTCGTGGTCACAGTTGAATAACATAAAGCTAGACCAGTTCTTTCTATGGTATTGTGTCTGAACAACTCCGTCCATCTTCTTGCCTACATCAGGAGTATATTTATGTTTAACACAGGAGACTGCATACTCTTTCCTGCTACCATACTGGTCAAAGATTTGCTCGATGTCTGCACGGACAAACATATCAGCGTCCATAAATAATGCAAGACCTGAGTATTGATTTAACGCAGGTACTAAAAATCTTGTGAATGTAAAGTCAGTGCTGAATGGCTTTCTATCAAAGTAGTCTATCCTTTGTCGGGGATTATTCTCGTCAACAAAAAGAGTTCTACGAAATAGTCCTGCACGACGTAGCGCAGGTTCTATTAAAGGCACGATAGGAAACTTGTCACAATACTTTTGTATTGAACATAACAAGACTTCGTAAGCCTGATGGTCACGAGGGTCATATCCGATATAGATTGTAGGTTTCTTATTAAACATCGTCAGGTAAGTCTACGGATTTCAAATCTTCTTTTGTTACTGTTTGCGCTATGCCTTGTATTTTTTTAATAACATCAATAGATACTTTAGCTGGTAACTCTCCCAGACCTGCCATAATAATGTTAAGTTCTTCTGTGGTAAACGTTAATGTCCATGTTTTCATAGCGTTCTCCTAAAAAAATAAAGCGGTAGCTGACCTAGAGAGAGAGGAAAGGAGGCACAGCCAGCTACCACAATAATTATACTAAATTAAATTTAGTATGTCAACCAAAATAATTTTCTATAGTTTTTATTTTCTCATCTGCAGATGCAATCTTTTCAATCTCTCCTTCGATAGCCCCGATAATATCAGGGTGTTCTCCGATACCGACAGATTGGTCTAGGTATACGTTTATGTTTGCTCTGGCAACGGCAATGTCGCCTTCTAGTTTCTTCGTAAGTGCTTCTAGTAACATTTAATCTCCTTAACTATTAATATCTACAACCTCACAAGAGTCGCCAGAACATGCTAAAGTCTGTGACCCTGCCGTGTTATCCTCTACTTCGTAGGATGCAAGCTTTGTCCAATCAATAGACTCAGGCATCTTAGACAAGGCTTCTTTGTATGTCTCTTCGTTGCAGTCCTGATACGGAGCTTGTGCATAGGTGTGGTCACTGTGTGGTAGAAACGATACGCCTGAACATATATCAAAGTTATCGTACACCCAAGAGCCTACCTTCAACCACTCTTCATCACGCACAGTAATCGTAACAGATGGTTTATGTTCACACCAGTTCATCGCATATGTCTTCCACAACTCAAGTTGTTCTATGGCACTCATGTCGTTACGAGTAACTGCTCCATCAGGTGCTTTGACAGGGAAGCTAAAGACTGTTGTGCTATCTGGCTTCATCACACAAGCCTCTGCAGGTATGCCTGATTCAGTCAGGAACTTCGTGAGAGGGTCTTTGTTATCACCTCTGACAGTGCGAATATAATAGTCACTATGACGAGCATGGATGCCAGAGGCACTATCAACAAGCTGCGACACAGTGCCACTAGGCTTGACACAGGTGATTGCCGCAGATGGGTTAATTCCAAGACGCTCAGAAGTTTCGCTGTTTGTTTGTATAGCAACACTTCTAAGCGAGTTAAGAAGTTCTTTCGTAGGTTTAGATGTAATTTCATTATCCATAATCCCTGTCAGGCTTACACCCAACAGCCTTTCTTCTTCAGTATTCTTACGCCACACAGGACGCAAGTAAGGTAAGTGTGTATACGTTGATTGTATTGTACCTAATATGGTAGCAAGTCGTATCTTCTTCGCTAAAGTTTTCTCTGTGTCTGTTGGTCGGACAACAACCTCAGTAAGATTACAGAACTGATAGGGTCTGAGAATAATCTCAGAGCATGGGTTAGTTCCCCACTCCAATCCTGTCTTGCGTCTTTCGTTACGAGCCACATGCTTGTCTGCTGCATCACGGCTGAAGATGCCACGCTCACCAGACTTAGACTCTACGAGGGCAGTCCACTCACGCAGGAATGTTTCCATGTCAGGCTTCTCTGTGTAGGCTACGGAGTTATTGGCTAACGCACGTTGCTTCTCATTCTCCCACCACTGTCCTGACTTAGCATGGCGCATCCTATCATCAGATAGATTAGACAAACTAATCATAGCACTACGACGCACACCGCCGACAACTACGACCTCACCTATCTTACACATGATGTCGTGACACTCTACGCTGTTAAGCTTACGTCCCGCTGCGCCTTTGAACTTGGCTACAGTGAAGTTAAACAAATCGTTGAGAGGCTCTGGACCACTGGCTCTGCCGCCAAATGTTTTCAGCCTTGCTCCTGCAGGACGTATCTTAGACAAGTCCCACTTAGGTATCTCGCCTGTGTACAATAAAGAGACAAGCTTGCGTAATCCTCTAGCCCATCCTTCTTTACTGTCTTGTACTACAATAACATCTTCGACATCTTGCAAGTCCTCTGGTACAAGGGGAAGCTTTTGTATGGACTGTCTTTCGACAGAGAAGCCTACGCCTGTACCACACAAAAGGATGAACATAGCCTCATCGAAAGAGCGAGGGTGGTCTACAGGCAGGTAGCTACAGTTGTATACACATGTGTTGTCCCTGTCTGATGCTGCACCTGCTGTCATCAATGCTCTCATACTAGGCATTACCTGTAGCGTAAGGATAGCATCGTGTATATCTCGCTTGTCTTTCTTGTCAATATCGACAAACTCAACTATGTTGTCCATAAATCTTTGGACTGTTTCACTCCATGTTTCTCTGCGTCCTTCTTCTTCCATCCATCGGGCGTAGCGTGAAGTCGCAATAAAGGTTTGGTAATCTGTTGGCAGGGCGGTGTTCACTTTTTTCTTTTCCATAGGGGTATCTTTCCTCTCACAATATCTACATAATCTTTGTCGTCTATCGACGAAACAGAACTCGAATTATAGCATGGCTCTTCTACAGAAGCAATAAGCTTTTTCAAATACCACTCAGCTTTTTTCAAGTCTTCCACAGGTTTACCTTTGTAGTTGTAACGCCACATATATTTCATCACGTTACCCTTCAGGTATCCCTTGAACTCGTCCTTAGACATAGACGCTTCGATAGCATCTATACACTCTACACCCTTTGCATTATAATGCGTCGGGTTATTTACCATGTCCGAGGACTGCATTGATTCTCTTTCTGACATATTCTACCTCTCCTGATTTCAATACTTTGTAAGCAAAGTCTCTCATGTATTCGGGGTCTACCCCTGCATGGTCACAAACTTCTTCAAAGTCCTGTGCTGTTGTACCATACGATGCAAAGAACCACGCCTTTGCTCTGTCACGTTCTATCATAACATTCTTAGGCTCACCTGCATACTCAGGTTTTGTTGCATCAAGCAACGCCTGTAGTATCACACACAAGAAGAGAGACTTCTCTGGCGATGATACATCTGGTCTAAACTCGTCTGTAATTACATTTATATTAGTCGGTTTCATATTGATTGTCAAGCCATTCTTCTGGGATGCCATCAGATAACTTGCAATATCTAAAGCCGTAACGCTCACACCAATCGGCGTGGGTCATCTTCCCATTTTTTCTAAGTTTTTTATTAGGGTTGTCGAACACAAACCGAATGTCTAGTTCTGGATACTGGTGTTTAATGAACAGGTGTTTCTTTCTATGCTCAATAAACAATACGCCCTTTACCTCTAACATAACGCCGTTAGGAAGAACAAAGTCAGGCGTGTAACTCTTTTCTTCTTTCCACTCGTAGTCAATCTTCATAGGCTCGTACTGGAACATCACACGATTATCGTTTAGCATGTCTGCCACTTTACATTCTGAGATTGACTTGTATCCGTTTTTATATTTTCTATTATAGAAGTTTTTCCTAGACAACTGCAACCTCCTCTACATCAGGGGTCTTGGCTACATGTGTTAATATACGGACACCATTTGAATACTTAAATGCACGTAGGTTATCCCAACACCTTGTCTTATACCCACAATACGTGCAGCCTGTAGTTAGTTTGCGATTGCCTGACTTGCCATCAGGTACGTCATTGTAACATCTAGGTGGTGGTGTGTCTGTGTCTATGATACCTTTTAGATAATTGACACGAGCGTTAGCGTCTATCATTTCTAAATCATGTACCTTAGTGATAGCTAACTCCCCACTGTTCTTGTCGATAGCAAAGAAGGCAGCTTCCTTGTCACCTCTGCGTGTAGCGTATGCACTAATCTGTGCTATATAACCAAAGGGGTCATCTTCAGCAAGCTTGTTGTCTCTAAACTTCTTGAAGGCAAAAGACGATGCAGACTTTATGTCTGTAAGAACACCATCAATAATACAGTCCTGATGTCCTAACACACCCTCGACTGTAACCTCTTCCTGTTCAGCTTCAACTGAATGTCCTGCGGCTTTGGTCAGCATAATTAGAACAGCCTCTAGTAGATGCCCCATTAAAAACTTAATTCTGGTTTGTCCACTGAGAGGCTGTCCTTCGACACCCTTTACTCCGTACCATATTTGACGGTCTGGTTTACCGATTTGAGATAAGCGTAAGTTCGTCTTACCTTCACGCTTTCCCTCTTGAAGTATTATGGACGCAGCTTCACGCACCTGTGATGCAAAGTCATCTAAGAACTTATCCATCTCAGCATTGTCTGTATCCACACCCTGCTCTAGCATATTGTAGATGTCGGGTATAAGGGTATCTATATTCTTTGTCATTCTATATTATCCCAATAAACTACGAGTGCTACTAAAAAAAGCACAACGCAGGTAAGAATCATGGTATGTATATCATTCATATTATCTAATAAAATATTTGTGCATCAAGTTAATAAATCTTGCTTGCATTTCTTTCAGCCATTCTGCACGAGGAAAGCCGTAGCCTAAGATAAATCCTAGCACACCCACTGAAATTAATTCTGCAACACCTGAAGTATATATTGACATGTGGTAATCTCCTAAGAAGTGATAGCATCCCCGTCCTCGTAGCTATCGTTCAGAGTCAACTCAGATACTCTGTCCCGTGATACCTAATATTTAGAAGGGAACTTCGTCACTAGGTACATGATTAGAGGATGGTTCGGTATAACCTTCTACCGCATCAAAGTCCTCGCCATAAGATACAAGGTCAACAACCTGAACTTTCTTCAGGATAGGCGTAACACCTGCCTTGCCGTTCATCTCCCAAGAATAAGGAGAGTACAGAACATTAACAATGCTGCCATTACCAACGAGTTTGTCGGTAGGATTCTTTTGTGCGTCTACAACTATAGGGGCATCATTCTGTGTGCCATCACGTCTTGCGACACGTTGACGGATGTGGACAAAATCTCCACGCTCGTCACCTTTGTTCTTGATAGTCAATCCATCAGCTTCAATAGCTGCACGATTGTTGTCATCAACACAAATGTCGATTGAGTACTCAGGCTCAAATGATGTGTTAGGATTCTGGACATGCGCCCAGTATGCTTTACCAGTAATAACTGTCATTTCGTTTTATCTCCGTTTTGGATTCAATGTTGTCAGCACCATGCCAACAACTACTATAGTAACTCAACTCAAATAATAAGTCAAGCATTTTTTTTCTAGTGTGTTTCTGCCCAAGTTTTACCAAGCTTATACTCGCTATCAAGTGGGCATCTTACGCCTAGAGATTTTTCTGTAAGCTTCATTGCAAGTCCTGTGACTGTTCCTAGTTCTTCTGCGTGTTCTTTACATACATCAAACTGGTATTCATCATGTATGCTTGCAACAAGTTTATAGTTAAGCTTACGTTTCGTGGCTTCGATTGTGATAAACTTCAACCACTCTTTACACACAATAGCACCTGCGCCTTGCAGCAACAGGTTCATTGCAGCGTGGGCTTGGCGAACACGTAGTATGCGTCCATCAAGTCCTGTTATATACCCTCGTGAGGCAAGCTTGTCAACCTTGTGACGTAGCGTCCTTAACGCTGGCATATTATGTAGGAAGTTGTTAATCAGCATTTGACCATCCCTAGCCGTACCGTTAACAATCTTTCCAATCTTTGCAGCACCTGCACCATAGATAAACGCATATATAAAAGTCTTTGCGTTGTCTCTAGTTGGTAGTCCTGCCGCACGTTGGTTGGCGGTGTGAACATCACCTTCTACAACCTCTCGTGTGAAGTCTCTGTCATTCATGTAGTGAGCAAGCATCCGCAACTCTAACGAGCTTGCGTCGCTACCCAAAAGAATATTAGAATCATTGCTACTAGTCCAGACATCTCTACATTCCTTTCCGTATGGTGAGTACACAGCAGGTACTTGTGCCATGTTAGGTGATGTGTGAGCCATTCTTCCCGTAATAGTACGTAATGTCAACACCTTACCATGCACCTTACCATCTGCCCCTACAGCATTTAGCCAAGAGGTAATCTGTGATGCTCGTTTCTCCAATAACAAATACCTAGCAATTAACTGTGCTTCTGGTATGTCTAGTTTCTCAAGGACTTCTTCCGCAACTATCGGCTGTCCTTTTTCTGTGTGTTTGTCAGGCTTCCATCCTAAATCCATAAGGCGTTCTGCAATCTGTTTGCGTGACGCAGGATTAAATATAGTAACTTTATCCTTTAATCTTTTACCTGTCTTTTCAGAATATCTATGTTCAACTATAGGTTTAAATACTTCCTGTAAGTCATTCTTAATATTCTCAGATTCGTCTTTCAACTTAGACAACAACTGCATAGCCTTTGGCTCATCAAGTGTGAAGCCATTAGCTTCTTGTCTATCTATGATAGCCCTGATTTGATGTTCTAGTTTAATAGAACGTGCGCTAAACTTTTTAAGTTCAGGCACAAGAGTCTTGTAAACTTTCTCTGTAAGTTCTACATCTCGTATGCAATACTTTAACATCTCGTCTGAGTAGGCACTAAAGTTACTAAACTCAATCTTGTTAAAGCCTAGCTTTATCCCCCAAGCATCTAGTGAGTGTCCACCTTCACGCATGGGGTCAGCCATCTGCGATAGTAGTAGTGTGTCACGTATCTTTGCAAGAGGTATGTTGATGTCTAGTATGCGCTTGAGAGTAGGAGCATCAAAAGAAACGCCGTTGTGCATAATAATAATATCAGCCTCTTCGATGACAACCTTACAGTGTTGAATGTTTGTCGGACTATATGTATAAATTCTTCCATCGTCTATATCCTTTGCTACGACACAAAAGATTTCTTTTGCGTCTAAACTATCTGTTTCAATATCAACTACTAGTCGCTTCATCCTTGTATACTTTCAAAAAATCTTTGGCGAATAACTTCTGTATATTCAGAAGCCACATACGAGAAGCATTATGGTCGCCGCCTGATACGCTTCGTTTACTGTCAAGATTATCTATGATTTTCTTTAGATTGTCAACCTTAAAAACAAGCGTGGCAAAAATATCTTCGTTGATACACAAGTTATGAAACCAGTAGTCGGCTTCTGTTGTAGTGATGCCTGATGGTCTACCATAGCATTGATACTCAATACATATGTTACCTGTATCCATCCACATGCCTCGCTCAGATTTTACTTCAATCTTTTTATTCTGAAGCATTTCGGATACGATGTCTTCCCGAACCTGTCCGTATTGTAGGTCAAGGTCAAACTTCTTTCTGTCTGCTGTTGCAGGTTTAAGTGTCATTATAAATACTCCTCTACGTCAATGGTTTCAAAGTCTTCTGCATTAGGGTCGTCAATCTCAGTCATACGTCCTGTCTCTCTATCGTATAGTAAGTATGTCCCAATACCTGTCTCACCTGCATACCTGTTCTTCAAGACACGGATGGTCGTGGTGTTGGATACGATAGGGTCAGATGCCTGTTGGTCACGCTCCATTGCAATCACAGCATCACTCAACTGTGCAATACTGTGTGAGCCACGCAGCATGGACAGACTAATCTGCACACCCTGCTCCTGTCCCTTGTCACCATTAGCACGGCGCAAGTGTGATACAAGAAGCATACAACACTGTGTCTCTTCGACTAGTGAGCGTAGCTGTGTCATCATCTTGTCGATGTTCCTGCGCTCATCGTCACCTTCAAGACCTGATACAAGTATCGAGAGGTGGTCAATGATAATGTAGCGACAGTCAAGTGCCTTAATCATGTAACGAACACGAGCCAGTATCTCATCAGTCTGGATAGAACCAAAGTGGTCAAAGGCGAACACACGCCCTGTCCCTACAGTTGCCCTCTCGTATTCTCGCAGCAGTTCTTCTGGAACTGTGTCCCGAATCTCGTCAATGTATAGACGTTTGTTTGCTTGCACAGACATGAGGTGGAATATAGTCTGCTTGATGTTCTCTTCGAGACTGATAATACCAATATTGGAATCAGTGCTGTTTAGTAGGTGGTGTTCTAGTTCACGGATGATACTAGACTTACCTGCCCCTGTCCCTGCAGTAAAGGTAACAAGTTCACCTGTCCTCATGCCATACAACATGTCATTCAATCCTTTGTAAGGATATGGAACAGTCTCCCTGTCGTCCTTGTCGTAAAGACCTTCAAAGTCCTTGAGGTTTACAATACCTGCAGGAGTATACGGCTTGGCTTCCCACCACGCCTTGGTAAATAGTTCACGTTGGTTAGCCTTCAGATACTCGTTAGCGTCCTTCATGGCAAGGTGCATGATGCGACATTTGTTAGGCTCAAAGATTTGGGCTACAGCATTTGCTGCCTTCTGTCCATGCTCGTCTGCATCAAAGCACAACACGATGTTCTCAAACCTATTAAGGTATTCAAACTGAGCCTTGACATCCTTGACTGCAGACTGTGCGCCGTTCTTGATGGACACCACTGCCCACCGACTGCCAAGCATTTCATATGCTGACATGGCATCAATCTCGCCTTCGGTAATCGTAATGTATTTGCCTGACTGTTGGAACAGTTGCTGTCCGAACAATCCTGCAGGTGGTAGCTGTCCTTCCGAATGGAAGTTCTTGTCAGGGTGTCTGACCTTGTTAGCTACATGCTTACCACTCTGGTCGTAGTAAGGATAAATCTGTTTGTTGTTTTGAATGGTAACACCATAGGTGCGGCAAGTATCTTCGCTGATACCTCGCTCACCCAACGCCTCTGTAATACCTATCGACAACATCTGGGTTTGTCTTGGTTGTTGTTGTATCACAACACTATTCCTTTCCTTGTCGGGGTGGCTGTAAGTCTCGCATGAAAAGCACCACTGACTTCCATCCTCGTATAACGCATTAGCATCTGATGAACCACACTTGTCACATGAAGTGTGTCTAATCAGTTTGCTTTTGATTTCGTCTAACTGCATTTAATCTCTCCGTCACTGTTTGATTCGCCCTAATTGTATCAGCTTTTTCGTCATTGTCAACCTCTTCTGGAAATTCTTTCTCCAAAAGTTTGGTTAATATTTCGTATCGCTGTCTGATATACTCGACTGACCTAGCCATTCTTTACTGCCTTATGGTAGTGTGGTATGTATTCTCCTACCAGTTCGTTACCTAGGTACACACGCAGCGTATCCTTCACAATCTCCGTGCTGAAGCCCATAGCCATAGCTATAGTGCTACGTCTGTCCATAAATTCAGACAGCGTTCCTTCGTCAGACAGAGGCTTAACTCCGTCCTTGCCTTTGAAAAAATACTTTGTCATTTAATACCTCGTAAAGTTTTCGGTTGGATTTCTTCTGGCTTCTTGTGTCTCTCTGATTTTTTTCATAGCCTCTTTGAAGGGCATCCTCTTGAAGCCGCTTGTAGTTTCATTCTGCAACTTGATTGCTTTCTTACGCATCTTACGCTCCTCTGGGTCTTTAATCATGCCATACAGTCCCGTCTTTTTTACTACGCATACACCCAAATCCATCATAGAACCACGGGAGTTCATCTGTGTCAGAGTCTAGCAACGGCTTGTTAAACTTCTCTTTGATTTCATCCAAGAGTTCTGTGCCATACACACCATACACCACATGCTCTATTGCCTGTAGCAGTTGTAGGTTAGCTACCCTTTCGTCGCCTTCTATGTCATCACCTAAATTTTCTAGGTCATCTTTGATTGCTTCCCACAATCTGCATAGATTCTCGTGCGTTACTTCGTCTGATTGTAATATACTTAATTCTAGTTTAGTCATAGTTATGCTCCGCATCTGCTACCTCAAAGGCAAACTCTACAGCCTCGCCGTATAACTCGTCTGCCTCTTCTTTAGCAAGTTTCTTTGCTTCCTTGTGGCTGTATCCCTCATCTAAATATTGATGATAAAACTCACGGAACACAACCTTCCTGTCTTTCTCCCATAGATTTTTCATTCTGTCTTCCATAGCTAGTGAACGATAAGGTTTTCGTCAAACTCTTTTTCAAAGGAAGCAATGTCTGCGTCCTCGTGCGGCACGATGCCACTGACTATAAACCTTTTCTCCTCAAAACTTAAATCAGGAAAACAAACTTCTGGGTCTGTGCCAGACTGCCATCTTTTTAACTGCTCGTATGTAACAGGTAATAACATGGCGTAGATTTCTCCTGTCAGCATAGACCGCCTTAGTATTTTTAAACCCATTGTATATTCCTTTCCAACAAGTAGGCATTGCCGTATATAAATCCAAGAGCATTGTATTTACCCTCGTTATATACATGCGTTGCCTCCTCGTTTATAGACATGCCATCGCCATTGTCAGCTACCAGTAGCGTCCTATTACCTGCAACACTTACAGGTATCACAGGTCTGCGAATAAAAGCCTCTGCAACTAATCTAGTTGGCATGTCCTTTTCTTCTTCGCAAATAATTAATAAGGCTGATGATTTCTCAAACACTATATCAGTCTCCACTCATCAATATCTAGTTCAGTCCCATTGCCCCAATCAGCCTGTGAGCGTACTGCTTGTTCTAAGCAGGGGTCACATAAGCCTTGCTCTTGACATGCGGCAGGTTCATTCTTCAATGATTTGCCACAGCTATCACATTCTTCAGGTAATTTATCACGTATTACTGAAAAAAACATGGTTGTATCTCCTAATCCCACCTGTAAAAAATATGGTCATTTATTCTGACGATAAACTTCTTACCAGAAGCCCATGAAGGGGCTACATCTATCGTGTGATAATGTGTCGCACCATCTAGGTATCCAAAGCTATCACCCATGATAACATTCTTGGCTATCTTCATGGAGTATTGGTATGCTTCTTCGTCCTTTGTTTTGTCGGACTTGCCATCACAATACCAACTAAACTGACACTTATTTATTATAGGATGTCCACTCTCATAATGCAAGCCCTGATACACAACATCGCATATATTATTTGGGTATCTGCTATCATTAACTCTGTTAACAACAACCTGCGCCACGGCTATCTGCCCTAGCGTAGGCTGGTTTCTTGCCTCGTGGTAGATGTTCAGTGCGAGACACACTAATGCTTCTGCTATCATCCCTGCCCCACTAAATAAATAATAATAAATATGGTTACAAAAACTATCATTCCTAAGTTGCTCATGTGTTCCAAATCTCCTCGTGTTCCCACTCTTTACCTAATCTTTTGTTTCTCCAGAATATATTCTGTTTGCTGTTGGTGGCGTAGTGGTAGCTACCTTTTGTTTGGTAGTACCAATCACTGCCAATCCAATCTTCATGCCATTTCTTAGCCATTCTCTTGTGTTTGTTTGCCATGTTTTGTAATCCTTTCACTCTCAGGCACATCACGTATCACTTGAAATACAGGCTCGTATCCTGATATTTCTTTCCAATTCCAATGCACTGGATGTGGGTTCTCACTAACAGGTACGTCAATCCACATCTCTATGTGCATCTGTCTTGTTTTCTTTCTGCCTGTCGTAAGAGCCTTTTCCTTTTTTGGGGTGGACTTTCTTCTGGGCATACCGATTACTCCGCAGGGTCTTTGCTATCGGGTTTATCTTCGGTATCTTGTCTGTCATTGTCTACCACCAGTTTGATGTAATCAACAGGCTTGTCTTCTTTGGTAGCCTGATATGTCATGTCAATCATAGTGATGCTATCTTCAGGTGTTAAATCTTTTAGATTCAACTCCGTGTCTGCAAGCTGTCGGACTTTTATGTATTCAAGCCAATCGACAGGCATGACATCATCACCAATGATAGGATACCACGGCAATCGCCCGACATCCTCTGCATCTGTTTCGATTACAAAAGTTACTTCGTATCTGTTTTTAGTCATATCACTTCTTTCTGTTAGTGAAATTGTATAAGTTAATCAATGCGTTAAGCCACACACCGACCATGATTACTATCTCAGTATAAGAGATACTGAAAGGTATGTCAACCATTTTTTACTCCTCGATTTTATCCACTGAGGTAACACGAAAGTCACCTGACACTGGCTCTTCTTCGTGCCACTTCCCCATGTCTGCTAGGTGACGAGCATACTCATACTCGTCCATCCCTGCAGGTATTTCGCTGGCATCGAACTCGACCCACATGTCGTATTCTAGGACACCCTTGGCTAGGTATCTTTTACTAGGCGGTAGCCGCACAAAGGTTATCATCCTCTGACTCCTCTTTCTCCGCTACATGATACTCGTAGCCTTCTTCGATACAAGGGAACTCATACAGAAGATAGTCTGGAACTTCATTCTCAGGATGTTTTTTGTAGGTGTAGCTGTGACAATCATCCTTGTCTTCAGTCGCATGTCCTACATACATCATGCCGCCCTCGTGATACAGCAAAGAGAATACAAAGTTATTTCTCTCCGCAGCATACTGCAACGCTTCAACAGGCGGCGACCATGCGCTATCAAAAGATAACTCTAGCACGTTATCAACAAGAGTCGCATCATGGCACTCTATGTCCCACTTAGTTCCCCAATGGGTGACGCACCAATCCCAATCCCACTCGCCATTAAGTGTCTTGGTTACTTCGCCCTCACCATTCCAGTTAGACCAAGTTGTCTCACCTGCAGGAACTGGTCTTAGCACCTGCAAGAACTCTGGCTCATCTTCTTTACGCAGGTTGTTATACAACATCTGCAAGTAGCCTTTGTCTTCAGTTTTAATTGTTAAATAATTTTCACACCAATTTGGCATAGTCTCTTTCCTTCTACCAATCAAATCCTATAATTGTAAAGCCAGCTTCGGGAGCATTGGCAGGATTAGTTCCTAAGAACTGCACCATAGCTTTAGCTTCCTCAAGCGTAGTCTTACAGTCTGTGCTGTCGCCTTCTTCATCTGTGCCAAGCAGAAGACCACGCCCTGCTAGTGGCTGTGGGTAGTTTCCGATTGTGAAGAACGCTTGGTTCTCTACATACAGTCCCTCGTCGTCTACATATACACTGTCATCAGTGTCATCAAAGTAGGCAACAGTAAACATGTCACACTCTATCAAATTAGAGATGTCTCTCCAATTTCCAGAGTATTCTATTTCTTCGATGGTCTTATCGAATGGGTTAATTAATATTGCTTTCATAATTATTCGTCCTCTCTTTTCCATAAAAAATGTCTGTGGTCTGGATTAACTGTCCAGTGTTCGTCATCTATCTCTGCCTTGTAACACTCATACACAGAGCAATACACAGTGTCCTCAGACTCGTCACGCCACAGGTTTAGGTCAAACATTCTGTCGCCTACCTGTATACCATACCATGTGTCCTCTGGCTCTCTGTTATAGTTACACCAATCCTCGTAACTCTGGTGACTAAACGCAGTCAAGTATCCTAGTTCGTAGTCACTTAGTTTTAGTGTGTCTGTCATTCATGCTCTCCATCTATACGTCTGCCTAAGTTAGGTTGGGGATTGTATCCCCACTCCAAGAATACATGCGGCTTTTTCTCCGCAACTTTGTATGTGGCTACTGTGACTGCCAAGGCACACAGTAAGGCTATGTGTCCTAGCATTGACCACAGGAAGCCTGACCAAGAACCGACTGCCACAAAGAAGGCAATCACCCACATGTAAGCAAGCACTTGTAATATCATGTGTCTTACATATACATCTGGAATATTCTTTAGTGGGCTGAACCTATGGTCAAACACAGTATTCCATGAGTCATAAATAAATTTATGTAGTCTCATCTGATGCGCTCCTTGTTGTGCAGGGCATCTTGGGCTAGGAATGTCATCATGTCGAACAGACGTGCTGGGTCAAAGTATTCGTAGTCCTCGCACACATGCTCTTCAATGAAGGCATAGATTTCCTCGTCATCCCAGTTCATCCAATCATCAGGCAATTCATCAGTCAGGTAGTGACCGCTTGCCCAACATACTGTTGTGTCTTCAGGTAATTCTCTTTGTTTAAGCATCGTCATCCTCTTCTACATCTTCCATTTCTATTTCTAAATCAGAGATTTCATAGTTTAATATGTCAGTGCCGTTAGCACATATAACCTCTGGTTCTCCAGAGCAATAGCCTAATCTTTCCATAGCACACTCTATCTCGTGCGCTAGGTACTGCTCTATCTCAGCATTAAGCTGGTCTTCAAGGTCTTCCGCAGTATCGTCGATTTCTCCATAAAAATTCAGTCCACTCACTTCGTCGAGTCCGTAGTCGTATCGTATCTCTATGGTTACGACAGCGTGACCAGACACGTTGCCGCCATATATTACAGGTCTTTGTTTCATTTCTGGCATAGTATTACTCCTCTCCTACCCAGTATCCGCTATCTATGATAGCTTTTCTTGCACTGTCCTGTGCGTTAATAATCCTATTTGCAGTATTAGGACGTTTGGGGTCAATTCCATCATGTGATGCAATCAACAATTCTACTAGGTCAGTTACACTAACTGATACCTTGACATCTTCCCAATTAGGAAGTTCGGGGTTGTACTTTAACATTTTGCACTCCTATTCTAAGCAAATAAAGTCTACGATAAATTCTTTTACTAAGTCAATCTGAACACCTGATAACACACTGACAACTTTTAGTTGCTGTTCTGTTAGCACCTGTTCTTCTGCGTCATCGTCTAGGTAGTACACATTACCGCAGTCATATATCCATGTATCAGCATTTGTTACTATTGCCAATGCGTTGTGTACTTCCTCGACCAGCTCCCAATTAGGTTGGGTAGCATAGCTATCGTTGTATTCTTCCTGATAGCCTGAGTTATATTGAAAAAATCTACTCATGTGTTACTCACAAATTCTCTTTCTTGTAGAAAGTTTATAAGTTCTTCCGTATCTTCCGCTAGGCTTCTAGCATAGTTGTTAACTTCTTTAACACTATCAAGGTCAGCGTTAGTTTCAAAATGACCCATTCTATTTCTTAGAATGTCAAATACAAACTCTACATTCATAACAAGGTCATCATACTCGTCTTCAATCTGTGATTGGTATTGTGCATCTCTGCTCATTTCTTACTCGCTTTCTTTACGAAATCTCCATCCTTTTTAATCCTTTTCACAGTAGGTGGATGAACATTCAGTTTACTGGTTACAGGTTTAAGTGTACCATCAAGCAACAGATAGTCCATTGCCTGTTCTTCTGAGATAGCTTCTATCTCATAAATTTCTGTCGTGGTTTCTTTACATACAATTTTGTACACTGAAGTCAAAGTCTTCTCCACAGTCATAATCTACTCCATATACATATGCTTTAGCCATTCCAAGTAAGTCCAATACGTCAAAGCCATTGACCATACGGACTACATCGTCGTCATAGTCGTCACCTACATACAGGTTACACCATTCTTTGCAAGGTACAAAGCGTGAGTTTAATCCTGATGTGTCTAACAAAGCCACTTCCACAAGATGTGGATAGCTTCTTTCCTGTGTTATAGAGAAACTATAACCTTGGTCTTGCATAACTGTAAGTGACATCCTAACATTCATATTCATATCAAACTCCATAAGTAATTATGTAGGCAGTTTTAACACATGCCTAGGTGCTTGTCAAGCCGAAAGGTTTAGGCGGCAGTTAAATTCCAGAAGCTACGCTTTGGGTTACGCTTCTCAATGTACAAGCTACGCTTGCCGAAGTGAACACCATTGGTAGTTTTACCCTTGGTAAATCCGAAGCGGCGAATAACTCCACGCTTGCGATAGATACCCTCGGTGTTACCGATACGAAAACGAAAGCCTCTTGTGCCATCGTTAAGTGAATTAAATTTAACCATTTTAAACTCCATTCGTTGTGGTTACATTTACTAATATATTTATATAAGTTATTCGTAAGAACTTTATAACTTATTAAATTATTAGGCTACTTCAAGGTTTATGTGTTTACCTTGTAATACAAATCCCGTTGTGTCTTTCTTGGCTTCTCCTTTAGCATACAATGCTACAATGTGTCTAGGTGCATCCAGAAAGCGTAAATCGTCCTTGTCTCCATCAAGCACGGGTAAGCCTCTCCAGTTCACAAGTTCAGATGCGGGATGTCTAAAGACAACAGCAATGTTGCATCCTGTAGCATTATATGCTCTCAGCACTTCATCAGCATATCTTGGATTGGCTTCACTGTATGACAGTGTAAGGTGATAGTTTTTAGGAAGTGTCTTATAGACACGTTTGATTATCTTGGTGTAGTCGTAAAACTGAACATCTGGAAACTCATTCTCAAAATCAATATGATTTTCCCACATGATGTCGCTAGTTCCATTCAGCCTTACAACTGGTTGTATGTTACGCTTCTCACAATATCTCTGATGCTTTGCAATATCCTCTCTTAACTGTTGCAAAAATGCAACACGATTGTCTCGCCACAAGATAGTCTTGCGGATACGTCCTGCTTGGACAACGGACATCTTGCCACGTCCTGCAGTGTATAGACATGCTTTCTTGCATCCTGCAAGTTCGGCAGTTGGGCATAGGTTAACACCTTCCACGTTATCGGCTGGTGCTAGGTATAGGATAGCCGTCAGGTATTCTGACCCGTCACCTTTTACAGTCTTGGCATTATTGCCAACAGATAATAAGTTGTAGTTAGACATGGTTAATACTCCGTATTACTTTCTCATCATAAGTATGGCATAGCCCATGAAGATGCTTGAGATAGCCATAAAGTCTACGATAAATTCAATCATTACACACTCCATTAGGTTGTTGGGACTATCTTAATAGATAGCCCCGTTTTCGTAATCCTCTGCCAGTTCTTCGGCAATGTCTCTAGCATTCCATATTGACACAATGCCATCATAGCAATGGTATATACCATACACTACCTCTTGGCTTCCGTGGTTATGTAGTTCTTCTACATAAAAGATTTTGTGAGTACCATCCATAACTAACTCCTCTCAAGTTAATATAAATATATAATTTATTCATAAATAAATAAATTATTATTTTATTAAGCGTTTTTGCTTTCAATCTCGTGTTTCAATTCATCAAGTTGCTTTAGCAAACTATCCAGCTTGCGTTGCTCACCTTCAGTGAGTGGTGGATGCTTGCGCTTGAGTGATGCAGCATGAAGCATTGTAAATGCTCCGAACATTGCGCATAACCCGATTACCAACAACAACATAGTAATGATTACATCATTATGTGTTACACCTAACAACACTGTACACAGTGACATAACCAAAATAAATCCAGCATATAACTTCATAAAATTCATAATCAACTCCTCATACTTATTAATATAAATATATAATTTATTCATAAATAAATAAATTATTATTTTATTAAACTTTTTTCCAACACATGTCAACATACACATGAAATTATTTTATAAACCATTGGATTTATTAAATAATACACATATACAGGGGCTATCCTCTGTTTTATAAACAGGGGTCTAATGTTGCATTTTAACCACACAAAGTGTGAATGTTGTAATTTCATCACATATTCTATGTGTCATATTCGCAACAATGTGATATTTTTGCCACTAAAAAAGGATTCTTTGCCTGTTTTCTGCGAAAATCTCTCGCATATACACATATACCCGCACACAAAAACGCACGAGCATACATATATATAAAATACCCCTGCCATATATCGAGTAAAATTAGGAGCTTTCTCACAATAAAAAAAACTCCGGCGGGGGTAGCCGAAGTTCTTATTAATATATAAATATTATAACTTGTATAAAAAAGATAATGTAAGTATAATAGAATAATGTTAGCGGGTGTTGTATTAAGCTCCCCTTCAAATTAAAGTAAGAATATTTTAGCATGTTTTTTTTAGACACACAATAGGCTTACATATATCATTTATGCAATACGAGTATTATTTATGCAAGACAGTGACATTCTTACCACACACATAAACTTCAAAAATACACTTAATAAATATATACAGAAGAAATCTAAACAAGACTTCTTAACTTATGTTAGACTTGTAGCCCCAACTCTTGTAACAGACTTTAAGATGGGTAGACACATAGAGTTATTATGTGATAGACTACAGAAAGTAGCAGAGGGTGACTTAAAAAGATTAATGATATTCTTGCCGCCCCGTTCTAGTAAATCTTTAATTACAAGTAAACTATTTCCATCGTGGTATATAGGACATTATAGTAACCACGAGATTATGTCTATTTCACACAGTGACCAACTAGCAAGTGATTTTGGACGTAGTGTTAGGGATATAGTTAATGATGAGCAGTTTCAACGTATCTTTAAGGGTGTGTCTTTACGGAGTGATGTGAAGGCTGCAGGTAAATGGAAGACTAACCACAATGGTTCTTACTATGCTGCAGGTGTTAGGTCACAGATTGCTGGTCGTGGTGCGCACTTAGCATTATTAGATGATGTTATGTCTGAGGAAGATTCATTCTCAGAAGCAGGACGTAGATATATCAAAGAGTGGTGGCCTAGTGGTCTACGTACACGTTTAATGCCTAATGGTGCTATTATTATTATCAACACAAGATACCACTACGATGATTTGTGTGGTTGGTTATTAAAACAAGAAAGTGAATTAACAGAAAACAAATGGGAAGTAATTAGTATACCAGCATGGCTTGACGAGACAGCTGCAAACCTGCTAGGTTTAGAAGAAGGTAGTAGTTATTTTCCTGAGTGGAAACCAGATGAGGTATTAAAAACAGATGAACAAGAAATACGGGCTAGTAATGGGTCTAGGTATTGGGACGCTTTGTACATGCAAAATCCGTCACCAGATGAAGGTGGGATTATCAAGAAGACATGGTTTGAGTGGTGGGAGTATGAAGACCCACCGCAATGCGAGCTTATTATCCAGACTTATGATACAGCCTTCTCAACAAGGAAAACGGCAGACTATAGTGTCATCCAAACGTGGGGCATCTTTCACCAAGTCGAAGAGGACGAATACGGTATAGAGTCAGTAGTGCCTAATCTTATATTACTTGGCAATGTAAAAGATAGGTTTGAATATCCAGACCTACGACGCACAGCACAGTTCCTTTTCCAAAGACACAAGCCTGATATATGTATTGTAGAAAAAAAAGCATCAGGACAATCCCTGATACAGGATATGCGTAAAGCTGGACTACCTGTGCTAGAGTATATGCCTGATAGGGACAAGGTATCTCGTGTTTATTCTGCCACACCAATCATGGAGGCAGGACGGCTTTACATACCAAGAGGTAAAGAATGGGCAAAGGATTTATTTGATGAGTGTTTAGCATTTCCAAATGGCGCACATGATGACCAAGTAGATGCAATGACTATGGCAATACACTATATGAAGGATAGTTGGAATGTAACTCACCCTGAAGACCCTAGCTGGGAAGATGATTATAATCCTCGTAGACAAAAGAGGGTTGGATACTGGAGGACTTAGTGTTATAATAAGGGCATCCGTAATTTACTAATAGGAGAGTAAAATGGTTTTAAGTCTAATATCTGCAGGAAAATCTTTAAGTAAAATAAAAGAAGATAGAGAAAAAAAAAGAAAAGAAAAACTAAAGCGTATGCAGCGACAACAAGCACCGCAAAAAAGAAAAGATTCTATGTTATTAAAAAAGGGCGGTAAGGTTTCTAAAGCTAAGAAAAAAGGTGGCGCACCTCACAATAGATTATATTAACAGGAGTAAACTAAATGGTTATGAAAAAGAAAAGTAAAGGTTATCGTGCTGGCGGCAAGATGAAAAGCAAAGGCTATCGTGCTGGTGGTAAAATGAAAACTAAAATGATGCGTAAGGGAGGCAAAGCTTCAGGAATGACAGTAGCAAAACTACGGTCTGAAGCTAAGAAGAAGGGGTACAAACTGGTTAAGTCTTAATGGCTTACCTACAAAGCAACGTCCCACATTTTAAATGTTGGGTGCGTCGTGAGTATACCCATAATCACGAAGCTTATCATGGAGAGTTTTTACATGCTATGGCAATCGCTGTTACCACGATGCCGAATAGATGTTTAAGTTTTCAAGTTATCTTTACTGGTATAGCACCAGAAGGAGAAAAGGACGATACAGTACACGGTGGAGCTATGTGGGCTAGGATGCCTATTACGGCTCTAGTAGGAGATATTCCTTTAGATGAGTGGCCTGAACCTATGGATGTTTACAATGCTCAACCTTGGGATTGTTCTTCAAATCATCATGCGGTGTATGTATTAGATAGAGCAACACCTTGTCCGTGGTTAGCTAAGATAGATGGTAACATGTATCCTGCTAAATATTTATTTACTGTTGACTATACAGAAAGTGAAATAGCAGATGACCCTGCACAACACAAACAAAGTCACGTTATGTGTTTATTAGATGCAGGAGAGTGGACAGGTAATATTGTTGCACTACCTAATAATCGAGTAAGGGTAACACATCCTGCTTGGTTTGAAACAGGAGAAGGCGCACCAGACTTTAAACCTTCTGCTCATATACACTATAGTAAAAGTGATTTAGATTATACACTAGATACAAATAGAATATTTGATAATTTATACAATGAATAAACCACGTATACCAAGAAAAAAAGGACAACCTGCAGGGAGTAAGAAACACTCTGACCTGTATACTGATGAGAATCCAAAGGGTACTATTCGTGGTTTAAAATTTGACACACCTGCTAATGCTAAGTCTAGTATTACTAAGATACGACGTAGTGGTAGAACACACGCACATAAAATACAAGCTGCTATTGCAATGGAACAGAGAGCAAAGGTCGCTGGTAAAAAACAATCTGCTTCAGTTTATAGAAAATATATAAACGAGATGAAACAGAAAACCAAACAACGTAGGAAAGCATAATGGCTACAGAAAAAAATCCATACGACCAAATACCAACTGATAATGTAATACAAATAAAAGCAGAAGAACCTATGTCTGCTAATGTGTCTTATCAAGTTGACCCTGAAACAGGGGAGGTTGAAGTAGACTTTCAAGCAGAAGGTGCTGAGATAGAAGTTGAGATTGAAATTGAAACAGAGTTTTATGAAAACCTAGTAGATAAATTAGATGAAGAAACTCTTCAAGAAATAGGTCGAGGTGTTATTGATAGATACGAAGTAGACAAAGATTCTCGTGCTGAGTGGGAATCTATGTTTGAACGTGGCTTTGACCTTCTTGGTTTGAAACTAGAGGATACTACTGAGCCATTTGAAGGAGCAGCTACTGCTGTACATCCATTATTAATTGAGTCAGCCGTTAAGTTTCAATCTAAAGCATCACAAGAATTATTTCCAGCTAAAGGACCAGTGAAAGCTCAAGTCTTAGGTGATGCCACAATACAAAAACAACAACAAGCTAATCGTGTTCAAAACTTTATGAACTATCAGGTTACAACACAGATGCCTGAATACTTTGATGAGTTTGAGCGTATGTTGTTTCATTTACCTTTGATTGGCTCTTCAATTAAGAAAATTTATTATGATTCTAGTCTTGGTCGTCCTGTTTCTGAGTTTGTTCCTATTGACCAGTTTTATGTATCTTATTTTGCAACTGACCTTAGAAGAGCAGACCGTTATACTCATGTTATATATCGCAGTCCTGTCGATATGGGTAGGTGTATAGATTCTGGAATGTATGCTGATGTAGAATTACCTAATGCAGGTATTCCACAATTATCAGGCATGGCAGAAAAAATGGATACTGTTCTTGGTCTTTCTCCTGCTGGAGATAATGACCCACAGTATGTATTACTTGAACAGCATTGTTATCTTGAAATGCCTGAAGACAAAATGCATGATGGTAAACGAGCATGTCCTTATATTGTAACAGTAGAAGAATCTACTGGTGCTGTTCTATCAATTCGTCGTAATTGGAAAGAAGAGGATGAACGATATGAGAAGAAAATGCACTTCACCCATTACAGGTATGTTCCTGGTTTTGGTTTCTATGGGCTGGGTCTTATTCACTTCCTTGGCAATCTTACTATGTCTGCCACTGCTGCTATGCGCAGTCTTTTGGACGCAGGGCAGTTTGCTAACCTACCGGGTGGATTTAAAGCTAAAGGAGTACGAATTGTGGGTGACAATGACCCGATTGCTCCGGGTGAGTTTAAAGAGGTTGAGGCTACAGGTGTTGACTTATCTAAGGCTATTGTTCCGCTTCCCTTTAAAGAGCCTTCTGGCACTTTGTTTAACATGCTCAGTTTTGTTACAGGGGCTGGTCAAAAATTTGCAGACTCTACTGAACAAGTAATTGCAGATAGTAAAGGTTATGGTCCTGTTGGTACAACTATGGCATTGCTTGAGGCTTCAAGTAAATTTTTTAGTGCTATTCACAAAAGACTACATAAAGCTCAAGGAGATGAGTTTAAGATTCTTGCTCGTGTTGATTATGAGTATTTACCAAATGAATACCCTTATAAACTTCCGGGGTGTCTTGAAAAAGTATTTAAAAGAGATTTTAATGGTGATGTAGATATTGTTCCAGTATCTGACCCTAACATTCCTTCTAATGCTCAACGTATGTTATTAATTCAAATGGTACAACAGATTGCAGCACAATCTCCTCCTGATATGTTTGACATGGAAGCAATTAATCGTATGCTTCTTACAACTGCAAATGTACCAGATGTAGATAAACTTATGCCTTATAAAGAGGAGGCACAGCCACAAGACCCACTATCAGATATTAAGTCTGCTAACAAAGGTAATCCTATTAAGGCATTTAAAGGACAGAATCACGATGCGCATATGCAGGTTAAAGGTGCTTATATACAAGACCCAATGAATCAACAAACAAACCCTGCGTTTGCTAAAGTTGCTGGTGCATTACAGGCTAACATATCAGAACACGCAATGTTAAAATATGAAGAGCAAATTGAGGGTCTAACAATGCAAGCTATGCAAGACCCACAAGTTGCTGCTATGTTATCACAAATGCCTGACCCTGTTGCTGCAATGCAAGCACAAGCTGCACAACAAATCATGCAAGCAGGTATGGCTATGGCACAACAAAGACAAGCAGCTACACCTGAAGGTCAAATGGTACAACTAGAAGCTCAACGTCTTGGTGTTGAGCAAGATAAAGTACAAGCTCAGATGGCTAATAAACAAGTTGATGCTGCACTTAAACAACGTGACCTTGATTTGAAAGAACAAAAAATTATTCTTGATGCGCAGAAAGCTGGTGCTAGTGATGCACTAAAAGATGCTCAGAAAGAAGAGGACAGGAATAATAAACGTGTTCTCAAAGCTATGGACTTGATTGGTGACTTGGTGAAGGCACAGGAGGCTAATGAATTAGAGGAGTCAAAAGCAGTTGCAAATCTTTTAATGGAATTTATTAAAGAAGGTAAAAATATTTGACACTCTACGAAAATTTAGTTATAGAACTTCAAAAAGAAATTGATGAGGTAAAAAATTCGCTTGCATATGGAAGTGTTTCGGATTATCCTAGTTATCGTGAAGCTGTTGGAAAAATTAACGGCTTTGAGATTTCAATTAGTATAATTAAAGATACTACCAATAGATATATTGAAGAGGATTAATATGCAAGCAATTTCTAATGCAATAAAAAATGATGAATGGATTACAGATGCTGAAATTCCTGACCCAGAAGTTTTACCGGAAATACCGGGTTATAATGTTTTGGTTCGCCCTGTATCTGTTAAATCTGAGACAAAAGGTGGAATCATCTTACCAGACTCTATCAAATCGGATATGGCTTACCTTACTACAGTGGGGAGGGTCTTACGAGTGGGTAATCTTGCTTATGCTGATGATAAATTTAAAGGTCGCCCGTGGTGTAAAGAAGGCGACTACATATGTTATGGAAAGCATAGTGGAACTAAGTTCTTTTATAAAGGTATTCAGCTCTTGCTTATTTTCGATGACGATGTTAAAATGGTAGTTGAAGATTCAAAAGATTTAGACCCTACCTACAATTTATCTAACTAAGCACTATTGCGAAACAATAATACATAATATATAATATATAGGAACAGCGTAATTCGTCTTTTTCGCTGTGGACGTTAAAAGGAGTAAAAACATGTCACAGACTGAATGGTCTACAATTGAGCCTACAAAGGCTAAAGAAGAAAAAATAGAATATGAAATAGAAGGAGAAGAGCCAGAGCAACAAGCAGAAGCTGCTGCTCCAGAACAAAAAGAAGAAGCTCCTCCGCAACAAGAACAACCTCAAGCCGCCGTTGAGGAAACTGTTAAACCAGAAGAACCAAAAGAACTTGAAGGTATAGAAACCTCCGGCGCACAAAAAAGAATTAGGCAACTCGTCAAACAAAAAAAAGAACGAGAAGAAGAAATAGAAAAACTAGTTGCCGCTAATAAAGAAATGCAGTTAAAGCTGCAATCTCAAGAAGATGAATATAAAAAAGCATTATTAGAAAATGCAACATCTTCTGAAAGCCAAGTTAAAGAAAGACTTGAGTTAGCTAGAGATGCTTACAAACGTGCTGTAGATAGCGGAGACTCTGATTTAATTCTACGAGCGCAAGAAGCTTTAAATTCTGCACAACAAGATACTACTCGTTTTGCTGACTATAAAAAAGAACTAGATTCTTATACAGTACAACAAGAACAACCACAACCTGAAGCTGTTCAACAAGCTCCTACTTATCAAGGATATGATGAAAAAGCTATTATGTGGGCGCATAAAAACGAATGGTTTAACTCAGACCAAGTTATGACAGCTGCTGCTCTTGCAATTGATGCGCAGCTAAAAGAAGAAGGATATGACCCTTCTGAAGATGAATTTTATCTGGAAGTAGATAAGCGTATTGCTGATACATTTCCACATAAATTTGGTGGCAATGCTACCAACCCCGTACCGCAGGAAACGTCACAACCTGCTCAAGTGGTCGCTGGAGCTTCACGCACTCCGTCAACCTCATCAAGCAAGAAAGTAAAACTCTCACAAGAAGATGTACGCCTTGCTAATAAATGGGGTATATCACTTGAACAGTATGCAGCCGAAAAGCTTAAAGTTGAAAATGCTGATGGCGAATATACTACAATTAACCGATAGCGTGGAGGAAACCCAATGACAAGTAAAAAAACACGAGAAACCCAGAGTCGTGAACTGGAAACCAGAGAACAAGAAACATACGAATATCGTGAACCAAATCTTTTAGATATTCCTGAATCTGTAGTTAATAGATTTACAAATGATGGAATGACACTTCGTTGGATACGTATAACCCTAAAAGGAAATGATGATTATACAAATGTGGGTAAACGACTAGCTGAAGGCTGGGAGTTTGTTAATCTGGATGAAGTACCTGAAATGGCAAATACTTCAATGGTGAAGGATGATGGTCGTTATAAAGGTACAATTTGTCGAGGAGATTTAGCCCTTGTCAAAATGCCGAAAGGTAAAGCTATAGCTCGACAAAAACATTTTGAAAACGCATCTGCGGAAATGGTACATGCTGTAAACGCACAGCTTGAAAATTCCAGTGACCGTCGTATGCCTATTTCAAACTCAAGTAAAACCAATGTAACTAAGGGTCGTTCTCCACAGTTCGATTAAAATATTTAGCCTTGGTTACACAGATTAGGAGAAAAATAAGATGACTGCAACTTATGCACCTAATGGTTTAACTCCTACCCGTATTCGTGGTGGCGCACCAAATTCAAATGGTACTAATGAGTATCCAATTAAATCTGGTGATGCTAACACAATATTCACTGGACAACCTGTCCGTGTATCCGCTGGGCATATTACTGCTGTTCTTTCAGTAGGACTATCGCCTGTTGGTGTTTTCCAAGGCTGTCGGTATGTAGAAGACGGGGAACAGAAGTTTAAACCATTTTGGCCCGGTGGCACATCAGCCACTGACGCTGTAGGCTTTGTAGTAGATAATCCTGCTCAAGTCTATGAAATTCAATGCGACTCATCAGTCACTGCTGCGGCTGTTGGCGCAACTATGTCGTTCAACGCAGTTACCTCTGGTTCTACCTTTACAGGTCGTTCTGGCGCAGGTGCTGATGGTTCAACAGTTAACACAACTGGACTTGACCTCAAAGTCATTCGTGTTGTTGATGAACCCGGTAATGTAACTGGTGACGCTAAAACTAAAATTGAAGTACTACTGAATCTGCATGAAGACAACTTCCGTAACGTCTTTGTGACTGCTCCAGTAACAACAACTAACTAGGGGAGATAAATAACAATGGCTATAAATAGAGCATCTATTGCTAAAGAGCTTCTCCCCGGTCTTAATGCCGTATTCGGTCTTGAGTATGGGGAAGTCTCTGATGAACACGCTCCGCTGTTTGAAACTGAAAACAGTGACCGTGCTTTCGAGGAAGAGGTTCTTTTCACTGGCTTCGGTACTGCACCTGTAAAAGGTGAGGGTGCTGCTGTTTCTTACGACGACGCTTCTGAAAGCTTTACATCTCGTTATACACACGAGACTATCGCTCTTGGATTTGCTGTCACAGAAGAAGCTATGGAAGATAATCTTTATGACACATTCGCCAAGTTACGTGCCAAAGGTTTGGCCCGTGCAATGGCTAACACAAAACAAGTTAAAGCTGCTGACGTATTTAACAACGGTTTTAACTCAAGCTTTGCTGGTGGTGATGGACAACCGTTCTTCTCCGACGCACACCCGACTATTGGGGATGGCAACCAAAGTAACTTGCTTACTGCTGCTGACCTATCGGAAGCTTCACTGGAAACTGCTCTTATCAGCATTTCCAAAATCAAAGATGACCGTGGTATCTTAATCGGCGCACAAGCTGAAAGCCTCCACATTCCATCTGACTTGGCATTTGTTGCTGACCAAGTTCTAAACAGCACAATGTCAACAACTATTGGGGTTAACCCAACAACTGCAGCTAATGGTGCAACAAACGTAAACGACATTAACTCTATCAGAAACCAAGGACTTATTCCCGGTGGTTTCTTTGTGAACCGTCGCTTTACAGACACAAACGCTTTCTTCATCAAAACTGATGTTCCGAATGGCGCAAAAATGTTTGTACGTTCACCATTGCAAACCAAAATGGAGCCTGACTTCGATACAGGAAACCTTCGCTTTAAAGCTCGTGAGCGTTATAGCTTTGGCTTCTCTGATTGGAGAGGTTACTTTGGTAATGCTGGTTCTTCCTAAGAACTAGTATAACACAAAAACTTAATTAAAGTTTTATGGGGAAAGGTCGTTGTATCTTTCCCTTTTTTTGTGTATAATAGGTGTATCGAATTATAATTAGGAGTATTAATATGACAACAAATCTTAGAGTATCTTTTGTGTCTACATCAGGAGATGCGGTTGATGCGGCAAGCGGAAAGGCTGTAAAAGATACAAGAATACGTGCTATTCATGCTACAGGCGTTGGTGACTTTATAATTGCTGGAACATCTACAGACCCTTTTGGTACTGTAACAGGTAATATAATTAAGTTTACAAATACAACAGCAAATGATTTAACAGACCAAAGCTATAGTGATAATGGTATTAGAATGACAGGAACTGTATCTGTTGCTTTACCAGTTAGTGCAGCAACCGTGACTATTTATTATGGCTAATTATACATATCTTGTAAATGATATTATTGAAACAACAGAAAATGATGGCACAGAGTTTGTTAATCATATTCCTAAACTTGTTAATCGTGCAGAAGAAAGACTAACAAAATCTCTTGATGATTATGGTCTTGTAACTATTACATCTATTACATTAAGTGCAGGAACAAATGATTTAACAATTCCTACAGGAACAAGAATAGTTAAGAATATTAATATTATTGAAAACGGAACTAAAATAAATCTACTACAAAGAACAGATGAATTTATAAATGATTATTGGCCTGTATCAGCAAGTACAGGAACTCCTAAATATTATGCAAAAAGAACAAATACAAAAATTCGTTTTGCCCCTACAGCTAGTGCTACTTACGACGCAGAGCTTGTCTATGTTACTAGACCTGTAACTTTAACCAGCACAACAGATAGTAATTACTTTACTGATTTTTGCTATGATGCTTTATATGCAGCCTGTATGTCAGAAGCTTTAGGATTTATGAAAAACTATACAGCTAAACAGGTATATGAACAACAATATCAAAATGCAGTAGGATTATTACGTAATCAATCAAGAAGAACACGCCGTGATGATATGCAAACTCCTGCTTCAACAGGCGGTGGTGATAACACAATTGAAGGAGGACTGTAATGGCAACTAAAGCAGAAATAATAAAAGCAATAGCAAATATTGGAAAAATAGCTGCTAATAAACAGTTTGGTAAAAAAGCTGTTGATTCTGCAGTTAAGTCTGAAAAAGCTAAAGAGCGTTTTGCAAAAGCTCAACTACGTGCTAAGAAAAAATCAGACTCAGAAAAAAAAGCAAAAGATAAAAAAATAGAAAGTAAAGGTGCAGGAGCTACAGGAGTTCGTCGCCGCAAAAAAATGAGAGCAGAAGATAAAGCGAGGGCAGCATATGAAAAATTTGAAAAAGCTACTAGTAAAATTAAAAAAACTGAATCCATTGAAGAGTTTCTCGAACGTGGTGGAGAAATTAGTGAACTTCCCCGTTCAATGCAAGCATTTTATAGAAAAGAAGTTGAAAAAGAATTAAAAGGTCAAACATCTCGTCCACTACGTGAGCTTCGTCAATCACAAACTAATAGGAAAAAAAGAAGGCAAGCTCGTAAACTTACAGAAGGTAGAGAAACTACAGAAGCTTTTGAAAGACGTATAGCTAGAGAGGCAGAATCTGGTGGCGTAGAAGATGTAGGTGCAAGACGCTCTCAACGTGGTTCGCAACGTGACCCATTATATGAATATGAGCGTAGTCAAGCTGCTGCATTTCTTAGAGGTAAAGACTCACCTCAGTCAGAATCAGATATTCAAGATTTAGTAGAAATGTTTACAACTAAAAAGAAGGGTGGTACTTTAGGTCGTGGAATGGGTAAAGCCCTTCGAGGTGGTGGAAAGGTTTTGAAATAATGGCAGCTTCAAGTTTAGTAAAAAAAGGAATTAAAAAAGTATTTAAACAAGAGAAACCTAAAGGTGTAAGACAAAGATTAGCTACAGATTTACCTAAAGATAAACCTGCAAAAAAAACACCGGGTAATAAAGGGTTTGAAAGAGAAGCATCAAGAAAAGACCCTGAAACAGGCGGTAGTGTAAATATAGGGAGAGGTATAGATTATGATATATCTAAAGGTAGAATTAAAATAGCTAATGCTAAACCTTTAAATTTTCTTGAAGCTCAAAAAACTAAAGCAAGTAATAAACGTGCAAAATTAAAAGTTGCTTTAGAAAAAATATCTAAAGATAAAAGTGTTCCTAAAAAAGATAGAGATAGAGCTAAAGCAACATTTAATAAAATGGAAAAAGAAGATGAGGCTAGGGCAACTACAAGAAACATTAGAGCCTCTCAAACTTTAAGAGCTAAAGGTATGGAGGTTACTCTTCCTAAAGTTAAAGGAGTAGATGTTAAAGAAAAAGGTTCAAAGATTGAATTTTATAGTGATAAAACTGGAGAAGTTGTAGGAAGCATATCTAAAAAAGAATACCAAGGCATGACTAAAATGCAACGTGATAGGTATCTTAAAAACTTAGATAAAAGGTCACAATTTATGAATCTTGAAGAAGATGTAAAAGTTACAAAAGCAAGAGATGCTAAATATAATAGAGGGGTAACTAGAATAACTACAGGAAAACCAGTTAAAGGACATACCCCTCGTAAAGAAGAACTAAAAAAAGGAGGCAAACTTCGTGGTATGGGCGTAGCTCTCCGTGGTGGTGGAAAGGTAATGAAAAGATAATGGGAAAAAGAATGAGTAATCCTAATGATGAAGAATTAAGAAGAAAAAATAATCCTAGCAGAAAAAGAAAAACTGTAGACCAAGATGCTATGGACTTAACTAAACGTTTTAAAGAAGAAGGCGTTGAAGAAGTTATGAAAAAAGTAGGTGGAAAAAAACAAAAAGATGGCTCTTATGTTTTTAAAAGTACTGGTGGTTTAATTAATGGTCGTCCTACAGGTAAAGGCAAAGGAGCAGCGAGGTCAATATAATGGCAAAAAAATTTCCTGATTTAAGTGGTGATGGTAAAGTTACTCAAAAAGATATTCTTTTAGGTAGAGGTGTTTCTTTAGCTAAAGGGGGTCAAATTGTTTATGGTGATAAAGATAAAAAGAAAATTAAAAAAGTAGCTAAAGGTTTAGCAAAGGCTAGTAAAACTCACGCTAAACAATCTAAAATTTTATCTAGTATAAAATTAAAAAAAGGCGGTAAACCTAAAAGCCGTGTTAATGAAGCAGGTAACTATACAAAACCAGAAATGAGAAAGCGGCAGTTTAATCGTATTAAAGCTGGTAGTAAAGGTGGTAAACCCGGTCAGTGGTCTGCTCGTAAAGCTCAGATGCTTGCGAAAGCTTATAAAGATGCAGGTGGAGGCTACAAATAGTAGAATGATATATGGCAAAAGCAAAGTCACAACAATCTCTTACCAACTGGACAAAACAAAAGTGGAGAACAAAAAGTGGTAAGAAGTCAAGCAAGACGGGCGAAAGATACTTACCAGAGGCGGCTATTAAGGCACTCACCCCACAGGAATATGCGGCGACTTCGAGAGCTAAAAGAAAAGGAACTAAGGCAGGAAAGCAATTTGTTAAGCAGCCTAAAGCTATAGCAAAGAAAACAGCAAAATATCGTAAAGCTAAAAAAGGCGGTAAGATTGGTAAAGCACCACATAACAGGATATACTAAGGAGAAATAAAATGGCTAAAAAAGATAAAGGAAGTACAGGTAGTTTGCTAGGAACTATTTTAAAAGAACAAAAAGACCAGAAAAAAATTAAAAAAGGAAAATCTATATCAGCTAAAAAGGGCGGTAAAATAGGTGGCGCACCGCATAATCGTTTATACTAATGTCTAAAAAGAAAGACCCAAGATTAGCAAAAGTAGGAGTAACTGGTTATAACAAACCAAAACGTACTCCTAATCACAAAACTAAATCTCATGTTGTTGTGGCTAAAGAGGGTGATAAAATAAAAACTATTCGTTTTGGTCAGCAAGGCGTTAAAGGTGCTGGCAAAAATCCAAAGACTGCTAAAGATAAAGCACGTAAGCGGTCTTACTATGCACGACATAATGCACAAGGTAAACCCACAACAAAACTAAGTGCAAAATATTGGAGTCATAAAGTTAAATGGTAATCAAAGAGAAAGAGAGGATGATTACGTGGACCCCATTAGTACAGGACTTGCAGGTATTGCATTAGTACAAAAGTCTGTTGACTTTATTAAATCTAATATACAAACTGCAAATGATATAAGAGATATTGCTGGGGCTATTGATGGAATGTTTCTAGGTGAGAAACAAATTCAAAAAGATAGGTTTAGTAATAAATCTATTATAGGACAAACAAAAGATGCAGCGTCTACTGTTATTGATGCAAAGCTCGCTAAAGAACAAATGGATGAGATGCGTCAATTAGTTGACCACAGGTTTGGACACGGAACATGGCAAGAGATTATTAATGAACGAGCTAAACGTATCCAAGAAGAAAAAGAAGCTGAGAAAGAAAGAGCTAGAATAGCAAGACAAAAACGTCAAGAAAGAATAGACAACTTTCAAACAGCTGGTATAGTTGCTGCTATTATAGGTGTTGTTATTTTAACAATATTAATATATTTTAAACTAGGATAATTATGGTTGTATCAAGAGCATCAATAGGTAAACAAATTAAACGTCCTCCTCAAAAGAAAAAGAAAAGGAAGACAAATAAAAGAAGAGCAAGGAGGCCATAAATGGCGACATCAGGTACATATAGTTTTTCAATGGACATTGATGAGGTAATCCAAGAAGCTATGGAAATGATAGGAGGTGAAGCCACGCTTGGTGAAGAGCCTCGTTCTGCTCGTAGGTCTATTAACTTACTTTTACAAGATTGGCAAAATCGTGGTATCCAACTTTGGACAATTGGTACTACTGCTGTAACTGTGACAACAAGCACAACTAGTTATGACCTTGGTTCAGAAAATATTGATGTGCTTGAAGCTGTAGTAAATAGAAGTAATATTGATTTACAGCTTGAACGTATTAGCATGGAGGAGTATTTAAAAGTTCCTCGTAAAGGTCAGACAGGCAGACCAACACAGTTTGCTGTTAGAAGGGAACGTGATAAATCTGTTGTGTTCTTGTGGCCTGTTCCTGAAAATAGCACAGATGTTGTTAAGTTTGAAACTGTAAAATACATACAAGATGTAACAAGGTCAAATCAAAATGCAGATGTATCTCGTAGATTCTTACCTTGCCTTACTGCTGGCACAGCTTACTTTATGTCTATGAAACGACCCGGCGTAGATGCAGGACGTATTCAAATGTTAAAACAAGAATATGAAGAAAGGCTAATGAGGGCGCAAGAAGAAGATAAAGAACGTGCAAGTATGCATATTACACCTCGTCTGAACTATGTATAATGGCAAGAAAAACATTAGGTATTTGTGATATTTGTGGTTTTCGTTATGAATTACGTGAGCTAAAAAAGAATAGTTATGGAATGATGGTCTGTCCTGCAGATTATGAAGGTAAATATGATTTAAACAATCATCCTCAAAATAGAATAGCTTCTGTTAAAGATGATGAAAATATAAAGGATGCTAGACCACAAAGACCTGCTTTAGTTTCGGCTGTTCCAGTATCTGCGTGGCTACCAAATATTTAAATGGCTCGTGGTAAATATACAAAAGCAGAGTGTGACATTTGTGGATTTTCTTTTCCAAGAAGTAGATTACGCAAAAATAGTTTTGATTTATGGGTTTGTCCTAATGATTGGGATGGGGCTTATGATAGGGTAATACATCCACAAAATAAAACACCTGACTTACGTGATAATAGTCAGTATGTAATGAACGCAAGACCAGAACCTAATTTTGATAGAAATGTAAATTGGGAAAATGCAGACCAAATTCATACAACTATATATCAATGGGACATTCTTGATAAGTTTTGGAATACAGTATAATGAGTACATTTACAGGTAAAAAAATTGCAAATACTTATAAAGACTTGTTAAAAATAAATACAAGTGTTGATAATGCAGGTATTGATGGAACACTAAGAAATATACAAGATGGAAATGGAGTTAACACTGCTCTTTCTCTTTCTCAAAATGAAACAAAAGTCAATGGTAATTTAACTGTAACAGGCACTGTATCTGCTGCAGGTTTTTCTATAGATGGTATTGATGTTTCTGTATTAAACGCTGTTGAAGTATCAACTACTAGACTTACAGCTACTAGTATTACAACTGATAAACTTGATGCAACAACTTTGGTGTTTCAGGATGTAAGCGTAAGCAGTCTTAGAACTGGAAATTTATTTGCTACAACTGTTAGTGCTGGCACAATAAGTGCAACAACAGTAGATGCGACAAATATATTGGTTGGTGGCGAACCTGCTGCTACATCTTCTACAGTTGCTGCACTTTCTGCTACACTAGAAACACGTATTGCAGGAGTATCCTCTACTTTTGCTTCTACTTCAGCAGCACTTGAAACACGCATTAATGCAGTATCAGTTCTTACAGAAACAAAAGCAAGCGCAGCTACATCTGCTAACCTTGAAACTAGAATTGCAGCAGTATCCTCTACTTTTGCTTCAACATCTGCAACACTTAATACACGCATTGATGCTGTATCTGTTCTTACCAAAACTAATTTAGATGCCATATCATCCGTTAATACAATTGCATTAGCGGCTGCTAGTGCTAGTACATCAGCTACATTAGAAACACGTATAGCTGCAGTATCTGCTTTAGTTCCAGCCTTATCAGCTACTATGGCTACTAGTATTGCTACAGTTTCTGCAACACTAGAATCAAGAATAGCTACAGTATCTTCTACCTTTGCATCTACTTCAGCAACTTTAAATACAAGAATAGATGCAGTATCAGTATTAACTAAAACTAACTTAGATGCTATTGCATCAGTAAATACTATAGCAGTAGCAGCTGCAAGTGCTGGTACATCTGCAGCATTAGAAACTAGAGTAGCTGCGGTATCAGTATTAACAAAAACTAATTTAGATGCTATAGCGTCTGTCAATACTATTGCTTTGGCAGCAGCTAGTGCAACAACATCAGCTACACTTGAAACTAGAATAGCTGCAGTATCTGCTTTAGTTCCAGCTTTGTCAGCTACAATGGCTACAAGTATTAATAATAGTAACACACAAATAGCTACAGTATCTGCTTTAGTTCCTTCACTATCAGCTACAATGGCTACATCTATATCTAATGCAAACGCTGCAGCTGTGGCATTTGCCATTGCATTAGGATAACTTTTGGAGTATAATAAGCTATGGCTAACGCATTTAAAATAAAAACAGATACAGCTGTTGGGACAAGCCCAGCTACTATTTATACTTGTCCTAGCTCAACTGAAACTACAATCATTGGTTTGTCTATTGCTAATATTGTTACATCACAAATTACTGCAGATGTTCAATTAGAAAATAATGATGGAGATAATATTTATTTAATTAAAGCTGCTCCTATTCCAGTGGGTAGCACATTAGTTGTTGTAGGCGGCGACCAAAAGGTTGTTATGGAAGCATCAGACGTATTGAAGGTAACAACAAACACAGCATCTTCTGGTGATGTTGCATTGTCTATATTGGAGATTACCTAATGGGTTATATTGGCGATGGTCCAAAGCCAGAACTAGAAGTTGGAGACATCTCTACAAAAGATGTGACAGCTACTGGTGATGTAACAATATCTGATAAAATAATTCATTTAGGCGATACAAATACTGCAATTAGGTTTTCGTCGGCAGACACCGTTACCGTTGAAACGGCTGGTTCAGAACGTATGCGTGTCCTTTCAGGTGGCGGCATCACATTCAACGGCGACACTGCGACGGCTAATGCTCTTGATGACTATGAAGAAGGAACTTGGACACCTGTTGTAGCGGCAGGGTGGTCAAGCCCATCTTATGCATATCAAAATGGAAACTACCAAAAAATAGGGAATGTAGTAGAGGCTTTTTTCTTTATACAATTTAGTAGTGCAACAAGCACGGGAGCGCATGTTCAAATCACAGGCTTGCCTTTTACATCAGTTAACGAATCAGGAGGAGCTTTGAGAGGCGGTGCGCTTACATATTTTACCATACCTGTGGATGCACCGGGTATGGTACTGGCTTATGTGTTTCAGAACGCTACAGAATTTAGACTTTATGCAGGTAATGATGGCGGCGCAAGTGCTTTATCAAATGGAGCCGCATCATTGTCATTTTTAATTGGTTCAGTAGTATATAGAGTAAGTTAATTAACCCGTCTGGAAGTTGGGTTGGACAGGTGGCAATACCGCCACGATAATATAGGAGACTAAAATGGCTTTAACTAAAGAATTTGAATATGACTGCGAAGTTAGGGGCGAACATAAAAACGTTCAAGTTCGCAAGGCAACAATCGTGAAAGATGATGGTGTAGAGATTAGCCGCACATATCACAGACATGTTTTGCATTGCCGTACTAAAACAGGTGACACTTGGGGTGATACAGACATCTCA